TGGGGCCTTCATACACAATAGCGTCTCGTGCGGTTTCCGCTTTCCAAATCACATCATCCCAAGGCCACACACTAATCATTTCCCGCTCAATGATCGGGCCACCTTGCGCCCAGTTGGTTGAATAGTTGCCGTCGTCGGCTTCACGCATTCCGTCGATGTAGCTCTCTAATGTGTCCGGGCTTGCGCCCTCACACTTCGCCACCAGATAATTCAACTGGATCGGCGTTGTTTCACTTGTTTTGATCTGCATTTGCTTTCTCCTCTAGTTGATAGTCTTTGTCTTGGTCGTACGCATCGGACGCTCTGTCGGCCAGCTCATCTTCTGCTTCGTCCCATGTGTAGCCTGCATCGAGCAGGCGCTGGCGCTGTAGGTACTCACTCGTCATGGCGCGGGCAGTCGTCGCTGCTGCACAGCCCATCGGCAATCTCTTGCGCATCCTCCAAGTCCCGAGCGCAGTGTGGGCAGGTCTGCGCTGGCGCGTACCGCTCAAACAGATGCCCGAAGGCGTCGATCAGCAGCACTTGGTTTGTGCTGTCGGCACGGAAGTAGGCCAAGGCGATTGCCTCTGCGAACCCGCCGCCGTAGCGATCCATGTTGTGCGCTGCCTTGTGCAGCTCGCTCTCGCTCATGTCATTTGCTTTCATTTGCTTTCTCCTTGAAGTGGGCCTTGAACCATGCGCTGTCTACCGCCTCGCGTGCTTGCTTGAGCGCCATCGGGTCGTTGTTTCTCAGGTGCTCAACGATGGGCCACGAGTTGAGCAGCACTTGCAGTGCGTCGTAAAGTTTCTTCTCAGTCTCAGTCATTTGCTTTCTCCTTTCATTGCTTCTTCCACCATCTTGTGCGCTAGGTTCAGCGCCATGCCTGCGGCCACGAACGCGGCCACTCTTTCACCTCCAGTGAACCGCTCGCAGTACTGCATCAGCGCCTCCATGTCCTCGGGTGTTGCGAACATGTTGTTCAGTCCTATCGGGTTCTCAGTCATTTTCATTGCTCCTCTTTGTAAATGTGATTGACGTACCAGTCCTTGTCGAGACTGCCTGGGTCTTTGTCTATCTCAGCCCATGCTAGGTCTTCAGCTTCGCTGGGGGTCTCGGCCTCTACCTCGATCTCAAGGAAGGCCATGCGTTTGAACTCAACGTAGTACTTCATTTGCTTTCTCCTTTTAAATAGTTTCTACGTGGAACATGCGCTCAGTTTGGTTGTCGTAGTGCTCGACGAACGCGCACACGCAGGCGTTGCGCCACGCCCACCTCTGCATATCGCCTGTGTCCCAGTCTTTGCGCACACCCCCTGCGTAGGGCAGGCGGCGCTCAACCTTACGCATCGCACCGCGCTCAGTGCTGGCGCTGACTTTGAACCGATGCACCCACGAGTAATTGGCCTCGCCGCCATAGGTGTCCGTGACCTCTACGAAATACTCTTGCTTCATTTGCTTTCTCCTTTGGTTATGCTACTGAGCGCAGGGGTTGGGGGTTACTTCGGATAGCGGCGGCTGCAATCGTTCTTCGTGCGTTGTCGCACTTGACCTCGTGGTTATCAAAGTCGGTCTGGTAGTCCGCTATATCCCGGTTAAAGGCCAGCGAGTGCGCGGCCAGCGCCTCTTTGAACTCAACTTCAGCCTTTTCTACGTCATCGGGGTGTTGGTCAAGGTCACAAACCATGCAGGTCTTGTACCAATCCAGCCCCGCAACACGCTCCAGCGACTTCTCAAAAGGCGTCAATGTGGCTTTGAATTCTTTCCATGCGATTTCGGTGTCCATTTTCATCCTCTCCAGTAGTTGTCGAGCAGGCGCAGTGCTTCTGCCACGGTTGACGCTGCTTTGTCGAGCTGGTGGTGCACGACCTCCAGCTTGTGCTGCGCTGTGGTATTACCGGCCTCGTGCGCGGCAACGCCTTCGGTATGCACGATAGCCCTGGCTTGGTCTGCGGCTGCCCAGGCGGTGATGAGCGCCTGTGTAAGCGTCTCGTGGTTCTCCGGTGTCATTTGCTTTCTCCTTTTTACAAGTGCCGCACATTTGGTATGGCTGTGCGGCTTGGCCATGTCGGGGACTGGGGTGAAAAGTAACCCCAGAGAGATATCTCTCTGGGACAGAGACACTGGTTGTCACAGCGACTGCCACTTAGCGGGCAGTGGCGCGTTTTTGGGTAGCCGCTCAAGGCGGTTTTTGGCTGCATGAATCTTTAATAGCTGTGCATCGACGCGGTCAATGTCGAAGCTGTTCTTGACCAAGTTGCGCTCAACTTCGACGGTCTGCTGTGCGGTCTCCAGTTGGTTAATCAAGGCTTTGCGCCGGGCACTGTGCGCTGCTCGGGACAGGCGGCGTTCGAACGGGGCTTTCTTCTTGCCTCGTGCTGGTGGCGGCAGCCTGTCGAACATGGCGGCAATGTCTTTGCGCTGCTTGATGGGTATGAAGTCCACCCAGAACGCGCCGTTGTTGGGTATGTGCCGCCCAAGCTCATCGTTGAGGAAGGCAACGAACTGCGCTGGCGTGTGCTCCCCGGCGTACTGCACTTTCTTTAACTTGTGTATGAGCGCAGCAATGCAGTTCTCGTACTGGCACAGCACGTTCCACCGAGCTTCGTCGTCCGGGGACTTCTTTAGCTGGGCCTTGAGTACTCGCACATTGGCCAGCTCAGTGCGAGCAGGGGCGAGCAGCTCTTTCCATGCGGCAAAGCCTATGGTCTTGTGGATCGAGACCTTGCGCTGAGCTTCGCGCTGCTTGTAGACCTGCTGCATGATGCTCTCGGCTATGCCTTCGGGGTAGCGTAGCTTGACGGTCAGATGGGTGCGCAATCGGGCTGCGCTCATCTTCAACCACCGTGCTTTAAGGGCGTTTTCCATACTTTAACTCCTGTTTTTGACCACTTTTTGGACGGATTTCAGAATCCGTCGCATACTTTAACACATGGTTTGCGTGTCTGTGCCAGCCGCAAACCCGCATGAACACTAGCTTTGAGCCGTAGCTGCCGCAGTCATCCATGTATTTCAGAAAGGGCTTTAACCAAAGAGAATCTTTAAGAGATTTTTGCAGCACAGATTTGCAGGCGTGTGGTGTGCGCATATTAAACATTCTTTACTTACTTAATAGTTTTTTTATAGATGGATAGATAGAGGCAAAAACGCGCCAAGCCAGCAACCATGCGGGTTAGCGGCTGGCGCTCATGTGAAAAACGGATGTTAAAGTTTGCGACGGATTTTTTTGGTCTCATTGGTGAAACAACGGCAGTTGCTGCTGTTTGTTACGCCAAGCCTGCCATGCAAGGCGAGCTTGCCGGGCCTCGTCGATACGCCGCTGCTCTTGTGGGGGCAGCTTGGCGTACATCTCGTCCCTGATCTGGCGCAGGCGTTTGAGGTTGTGGTCTTTAATGGCGGACATGGGTTGCCCGCATGGCGGCGTAAGCCTGCTGCTCAAGGAACCAGCGTTCCAGGGCGTTGACTGATGCCAGGGCTGTCTCCTCGCCCGTGCGGGTCTCAACGACGCGCCAGATGCAGAAGTCCGGGCGGTGCTCGCCGAGGGGCATCTCCTCGTAGAGAGAGAATTCTCTCTGGCCGATCTGAACGATGCCGGTGTGCTTGGTTGTCATGGAAGTTTCTCCTATGAAACTGGGGTGAAAGTTAACCCCAGTCGGTTCGGGCAAGATTGCCCCCTGAGCCCTGCACGCAAGGCTCAGAGAGTTTCTTACTCCTTCTTGTGAACGCGGGCGACCCTACGGTCGTCGCGCAGGATGCCACTCTCTGTGGCTGCAGCCTTACGTGCAAGGCCGCGCCACTCGGGCGCTAGGAACTCGAACTCATCCCCGTTGTAGGGGATGGTGATGGAAACCGTCTTGAGCGCCGGGCTGCCGATGCGGGTGAGTGTGACGTAACGCATGGAAGTTTCTCCTGAAAATGGAAAGGTGAAGGGCGCAACGTGGGCTTTGTTGCGCTGGGTGGAAAAGTCGTTGGACAAGGGGTGAAACAGCGGGCCAGCCTGACCCGCTGTGATCGAGAGAGAAATCTCTCTGAGGTCAGGCCACAGCCTTCAGAGCAGCTATGGCAGCAGCCAAGCTGTCGAACTGAGCAAGGTAGGCCTTGGCAGCAGCGCGGTGCTCGCGGCTGATACGAGTGCTGGCTTGCGGCTTGGCTACAGCGTCCGGTCGAACGACCATGTAGCGGAAGTCCGAAGACGCCCGGTCGATGGCCTTGATGTGCTCGGGCTTGGCACCAGCACCTTTGCCCTTAGAGAGAATTCTCTCTGGGGCTGCAAAACCCTGGCCCTCAAGGTGCCCGAGCATCCAGCGTTTGCGTAGGTCTGCCCGCTGCTCGGCGTCAGCGCCAACGTAAGCGGCATGGAAGGGGTCTGCGCCCTCCCTCATCTTGCGGGTTGTGCCTGCTACACGGGCTGCGTATTGTTCGATGGTCAACATGGAAGTACTCCGATCAATGGTTGAATACCGGAAGGGGCCAATCCCCAACCGATGCCTCTAGTTTACGGATGGGGACAATTTGGCACTGTCTGCAACAGCACAGCAGGGCCGTTTCTGACCCCCACCGTACCCCCACCAGCCCTTATTGACGGCGGCATGGCTACGTCACATGAACACTGTTTTGCACCCGCTACCACATCCCCCGTAATACCTACGTCTTACCTTTTACCCACCCCAAAAAATTTCTATAAAAATTTAGCATAATCTTTGTCTAATGCTAGACAAATACAGGCAAAAAAAGACCCCGCCGGTTTCCCAGCGGGGCGCAATGGGGTTTCATTCCCAAGGAGAAAGCAAATGCCTTGCGGCAACTGCCCGGCGCAGTGTATAGTATGCAGCATCGGTAAGCAAGGGCGCACGCCTAAACCCGCACATGCTTGATCACTTATTGGATTTTGAGCCAGATGTTGTCGCCAACAGCGACGCGGGCGCAGCCTTAGCTAAGCACACTGCAGCGCAAGTGATCGACGCGCAGGTATCCACCGCAGACTTCCTCGCCTCCTTGGGCTCCCCGGACACCGACACGGTAGTCTCAGCGCTTGAGCAGCGCACAGCCCGCGAAGCATTCAACGCTGTCGTCACCCAGGACGACGCGGCCCACCACAAGCTCGCCCAGATTGAAACCCCCGCAGCCGTGCGCCACCTTGTTGGTATGCTCACCGCATACGACTGGGAATTTGTACAGCAAGCCAAAGAACTGCGCGGGTACACGGTGGCCAAGCTGGTGGAAGAGACGCAGAACCCCAACGCAAACATCCGGCTCAAGGCGCTTGGGTTGCTTGGCAAGGTCACCGAGGTTGGGCTGTTCACAGACAAGATTGAGGTAAAGAAGACGGACCTCACGGAAGAAGAGATCGACAAAAAGCTCAAGGAGAAGCTGGCCAAGTTCATGGATATCACGGACATTGCGCCAGAAGATATAGAAGACGTATGCCCTGTTGGGGAAAATCCTAGTGACGACCAACCCACCGCTGACGCCTGAGCAAGCCAAGGCGCTGCTCATGAATCTCTCGCAGCTTACTGCGCAGGAGAAGCTTGAGGCGTTGGAGCTGCTGGACAAGGCGACGGAGCACCGCCAGCGTGGGCTGGCCCGGGGCGACATGATCGAGTTTGCCAAGTCGGTGTATCCGGGCTTCAAAGTGGGGCCGCACCACAGAAAACTGGCTAAAATTTTCAAGGATGTGATCGACGGCAAGAAGCGCCGGGTCATCATCAACATCGCGCCAAGGATGGGTAAGTCCGAGTTCTCGTCCTACCTGTTCCCGTCTTTCTTTCTGGGCAACTTCCCGGAAAAGAAAATCATCATGGCAACGCACACGGCGGGCCTGTCAGAAGACTTTGGACGCCGGGTCAGGAACTTGATTGAAGGCGATGATTACCAAGAACTTTTCTCCACCACTAGGGTGGCTGACGACCAAAAAGCTGCGGGTAAATGGTCCACCAGCGCAGGCGGCCAGTACTATGCTGCTGGTGTCGGTGGCGCTCTGGCTGGTCGCGGTGCTGATCTCTTTGTCATTGACGACCCTCATAGTGAGCAGGACGTAAAGGCCAACAGCCGCTTGGCGTTTGATACCGCGTGGTCGTGGTTTCAGACTGGCCCGCTACAGCGCTTGATGCCAGGGGGCGCGATCATAATCATCATGACGCGCTGGGGCAAACTCGACCTGACCGGGCGGCTGCTGGACTACCAGACCAAAAATCCCGACGCCGATCCGTGGGAAGTGGTGGAGCTGCCAGCCATCTTGCACGAGGACACCGAGAACGAGAAAAGCCTTTGGCCAGAGCAGTGGCCGCTTGAGTCGCTCAAGCAAAAGAAGCTGTCGTTGGACCCTCAGTACTGGAACGCCCAGTACATGCAAAACCCGGTATCCAACACAGCGGCAATCATCAGCCGCAAATCATGGCGCATATGGCCAAGCGAAGAGCCGCCTAGGTGCGACTATATTATTCAGTCATGGGACACGGCGTTTGAAGCCAAAACCAGCGCCGACTATAGTGCATGCACGACCTGGGGCGTGTTCTACAACGAGGAAGAAAACGACGCCGCACAGGTTATATTGCTCGACGCATTCAAAGACAGGATGCAGTTTCCCGAGTTAAAAGCCGCAGCGCTCAAGCACTATAAAGAGTGGGAGCCAGACGCGTTTATTGTGGAGAAGAAAGCTGCCGGTGCCCCGCTGATTCAAGAACTCAGGCGCATGGGTATACCTGTGCAGGAGACAAACCCAAGCCGGGGTAACGACAAGATTGTGCGTCTGAACGCGGTTGCGGATTTGTTTGCATCAGGTACAGTGTGGGCTCCAGATACTCGCTGGGCACGCGAGGTCATCGAGGAGGTTGCGTCCTTTCCCAACGGCGAGAACGATGACTTTGTCGATACTACCTCCCAAGCGCTGCTCAGGTTCAGACAGGGCGGGTTTATCTCGCTGGCATCCGACGAGAAGGATGAGCCGAAATTCTTCCGCAGGCGCTCTGCGGCGTACTATTAAGGACACGACATGGCCACGAACATTGACAAAGCGCTGTACCAGCAGCCCAAAGGCATTGAGGCGCTTGCGCAGGACGAGGAGCCCATCGAGATTGAGATCATTGACCCAGAGGAGGTCAACATCCACGCAGGGGGCATGGACCTGAGTATCCGCCCAGGCGACGAGGAAGAAGACAGTTTTGATGCCAACCTTGCCGAAGAGTTGGACGAGGGGGAGCTGGCCACGCTGGCCGGGGATCTGGCCGACGACATCAAAAACGACCTTGGCTCACGCAGTGAGTGGGAGAAGTCCTACGTGCAGGGCTTAAAACTCCTGGGCTTGCAGTATGAGGAGCGCACTGAGCCGTGGGACGGCGCATGTGGTGTGTTCCACCCGATGATCACAGAAGCGGTGGTTAGGTTCCAGTCCGAGTCCATCACGGAGACTTTCCCGGCCCAAGGCCCGGTCAAGACCAAAATCTTGGGCAAGCAAACGCCTGAGAAAAACGAGGCTGCTGATCGGGTGCAGGATGACATGAATTACGAGCTGACCGAGGTCATGCGCGAGTTCCGGCCTGAGCATGAGCGCATGCTGTGGAGCCTCCCGGCCACCGGCTCGGCGTTCAAGAAGGTCTACTACGACCCCAACCTGGGCCGTCAGGTCAGCATGTTCATACCGGCAGAAGACATCATCTTGCCGTACGGGGCCACTGATCTGGACACCTGCTACCGGGTGACGCACACGCTTAGAAAAACAAAAAGCGAGATCATCAAGCTGCAGCAGGCCGGGTTCTACCGCGACATCGTGCTGCCCGACCCGGACAAGAGCAAGACCGACATCCAGCAGGCCAAGGACAAAGAAACTGGGTTCTCGGACCTGAACGACGACCGCTACACCCTGTATGAGAGCCATGTGGACCTCGTGGTCAAGGGCGACGAGCACACTGAAGTAGACGAGGACGGCCAGCCACTGGGCATCACGCTGCCGTACGTGATGACGGTGCTAAAAGGCAGCAACGATGTGCTGGCGCTGCGCAGGAACTGGAAAGAAGACGACGATCTGTGCCTCAAGCGCCAGCACTTTGTCCATTACCAGTACATCCCCGGCTTTGGGGCCTATGGCTTCGGGCTGTTCCACCTGATCGGGGGCTATGCCAAGAGCGCAACAAGCATCATGCGCCAGTTGGTGGACGCAGGCACGCTATCTAACCTGCCGGGCGGTTTGAAAACCCGGGGTCTGAGGATCAAAGGCGACGATACGCCCATCGCACCGGGCGAATTTAGGGATGTGGACATCGGTTCGGGCGCTCTGCGCGACAACATCCTGCCGCTGCCCTACAAGGAGCCCAGCGCGGTCCTGGCAGCGCTCATGGACAAGATCGTCGAGGAAGGCCGCAGGTTTGCCGCCACGGCAGATATGAAGGTCTCGGACATGTCGGCGCAGGCTCCGGTGGGCACCACCCTGGCGCTGCTGGAGCGCCAGCTTAAAGTTATGACGGCGGTCTCTGCGCGGCTGCACTTCTCGTTCAAGCAGGAGCTAAAGCTGCTGGCTGGGCTTATTAGGGATTACACGGATGACAGCTACGACTACGAGCCGGTCGATGCGCCCCGCAAAGCCAAAAAGGGTGACTACAGCCACGTAGAGATCATCCCGGTCAGCGACCCCAACGCAGCGACCATGAGTCAGCGCGTTGTCCAGTACCAAGCCGTGATCCAGATGGCGCAGATGGCACCGGACATTTACGACCTGCCCAAGCTACACAGAGGCATGCTGGAGGTGCTGGGCATCAAGAACGCTGCCGAGTTGGTGCCGCTGGAGGACGACCAGAAGCCCAAAGACCCGGTCTCAGAGAACATGGCTGCGCTCAAAGGCGAGCCGCTCAAGGCGTTTCAGTACCAAGACCACGAGTCCCATATTAAGGTCCACACCTCGGCCATGCAGGACCCCATCGTCATGCAGCTCATTGGGCAGAACCCGAAAGCGCCGCAGATTCAGGCTGCGATGATGGCCCACATTGCCGAGCACGTTGGGTTTGCCTACCGCCAAAAGATCGAGCAGCAGCTTGGTATGCCCTTGCCACCGCAAGACGAGAAGCTGCCGCCGGAGATTGAAATCCAGCTCAGCGCCATGATGGCCCAAGCCGCACAGCAAGTGCTCCAGCAGAGTCAGTCAATGGCGGCCAAACAGCAGGCCCAGCAACAGCAGCAAGACCCCCTCATCCAGATGCAGCAGCAGGAGCTACAGATTCGCGCCCAGGAGGTGCAGATCAAGGCCCAAGAGGTGCAGATGAAGGCACAGGCCGCTGCTCAAGATGCTCAGCTCAAGGAAAAGCAAATGGCTGTGCAGGCGGCATCAAAAGCAGACGAGCTGGAAATTCGCAAGCAACAGATGCAAGTAGATGCCGCGTTCAAAGCCGACAAGCTTGCTCTTGACGAGCAGCGAGAAGGTACCCGCATGGGAGTAGATATTGCCAAACACCGGGCACAAATGTTTCAGCAACGAAACCAACAACGTGGAAAGCCAACTAAATGATCCAAGATTTCGCACGCGTACTGCGCGAGAAGATACGCATTGACATGAACAACTACGCCGATGACTTGGCAGGCGGAGCATGTCGCTCATTTGATGAGTACCAAAAACTCTGCGGGGTGATTCAGGGTCTTGCCCTTGCAGAGCGTTATGTCCTTGACCTTGCAGAGAAAGTAGAAAAAGCCGATGAGTGAAATTCTCTTGCCCCCAGGCATCAGCCTGCCCCCGACCATCCAACCAAAAGCCGCGCCTGAAAAGGAAGCGCCTGCGGAAGAGAAAGCCACCAGCTTACCTCTGCCGACTGGGTGGAAATTACTCTGCATAGTGCCTGACGTTTCAGAGAAACTCGACGGCACGGAGCTGGACTTGGTCAAACCAACGTCCATACTCAAACAAGAAGAGCACGCTACTACGGTGTTGTTCGTCTTGAAAGTCGGCCCCGACGCGTACAAAGACGCGTCCAAGTTTCCCAACGGCGCTTGGTGCAAGGAAGGCGACTTTATCTTGGTGCGTACATACTCTGGCACGCGGTTCAAGATATATGGCAAGGAGTTCCGGCTGATCAATGACGATCAGGTGGACGCAGTGGTGCAAGACCCGAGAGGAATAACCCGCGCATAAGGAGCAATCATGGCAAACGACTTTAAGTTTCCAGACGAGCAAAACGACAACGACAACGACGACAAAATTGAGATTACGACCGCCGAAAGCGATGTCGAAATTGAGATTGTCGATGACACCCCCGAGCGTGACCGGGGCCGTAAACCGTTGGATCGGGAGGTTTCAGACCCCACCGACGACGAGCTAGATACCTACACTGAGGGCGTCAAAAAACGTCTGAAGGAGCTGACCCACGCCCGTCACGACGAGCGCCGGGCAAAAGAATCGCTGGCCCGCGAAAAAGCAGAGCTTGAGCGGCTTGCACATGCGATGGTGGACGAGAACAACCGCCTTAAACAGTATGTACAGGCGGGCACCGCCCAGTACATGACGCTTACCCAGCAGGCTGCAGAAGCCAAGTTGGAAAAAGCCCGGCGGGAACTCAAGGCGGCGCAAGAGGCGTTTGATACTGACGCCATAATTGCTGCCCAGGAAGCGCTGGCTGAAGCCAAGTGGGAATCGCAAAGTGCAAAAAATATGCGAGCACCCGCTTTACAACAGCCGCAAGAAGATGTACAAAGCTACCAACCGCAACCCCAACAGGTTCGGGCCGACGAGAAAACACTGCGCTGGCAGGCAAAAAACCAGTGGTTTGGCTCCGACGGGTTTGAGGAAATTACCAGCTACGCACTAGGGCTGCATCAAAAGCTAGTCAACAACGGGGTCGATCCCCGCACTGATGAGTATTTCGAGCAGATTGACGCTCGCGTGAAGTCCAAGTTTCCCGAAGTTTTCGGGGAGGACGACAAGCCACGGTCGCAAGGTTCCCAAGCGTCTCAGGCTAGAAAACCTGCATCTGTTGTGGCTCCCGCCAGTCGTTCGACCGGCAAGAGAAAGGTTGAGCTTACGCCATCGCAAGCCGCGCTGGTTAAACGCTTTAATCTTGACCCGCAAAAGTATGCACAGGAAGTTTTGAAACTGGAGGCCCAAAATGGTTGAATCTCAAGATCGTACAGCTCGTGACCTGAAGTCACGCGACAAATCCGCTCGTGCAGTGTATGTACCGCCGAGCAACCTGCCTGATCCGACACCTGAGCCGGGATGGACGTACCACTGGGTTGGTACTCACATTCTGGGACAGGCCAACCCCACAAACGTGTCCCAAAAGATGCGTGAGGGTTGGGAGCCGGTGAAAGCAACAGACCATCCAGAACTGATGCTCATGGGTAATGAGAAAACTGGCAACGTGGAAATTGGTGGGTTGATGCTTTGCAAGATGCCCGTTGAACGCTACCGTGCCCGCCAGGAGTACTACAACCGGCAAGCTCAGGGACAGATGGACTCAGTGGATAACCACTTTTTGCGTAACAATGACCCGCGTATGCCGTTGTTCTCGGAGAAAAAATCCTCCACGACACGCGGTGCCGGGTTTGGTTCTGGTTTAAAGTAACAAGGAGTCCTTAAATGGCATCAGTAGCAGCCCCCTACGGGCTTAAGCCCGTAAATCAGTTGGGTGGCACCCCATATGCAGGTGCAACCCGTACTTATCTCATTGACCCCGCAGGCACCGCCGCAAACATTTTCAACGGCTCGCCCGTGTATGTAAATGCAAACGGCTACTTGGCTGTGGCAACTGCAACCGGCGCTGACGCGACGACTAACGGCTTCCCCGTGGGTACCGCTAACACAGGTATCGTGGGCGTGTTCGTTGGCTGCTCGTTCTTCAACGCGCAAGGGCAGTTGATTTTCTCGCAGTACTACCCCACTGGCACCACCGGCGTGGTTCAGGCTCAGGTTGTTGACGATCCCAACGTCGTGTTTCAGGTCCAGTCCGCTGGCTCTGTGACGCAAGCCGCTGTGGGCGCGAACTTGTTCTTCACCACAGGCGCTGTTGCAACTGGTAGCACGAGCACTGGTAACTCTACGGCTTCTGTCGTGGCAGGTTCCTCGGCTGTGACCACCACTGCGGCCTTCCGTGTTGTGGGTTTCCCCAACGTGCAGGGATTTTCGGTTGTGGGCGACGCCTTCACTGATGTCTATGTGAAGATCAACCCCGGCTACCACAGCTTCACCAACGCCGTTGGTCTGTAAGGAGTATTGAAAAATGGCTATTTCACGCGCACAACTGCTCAAAGAGCTGCTCCCAGGTCTGAACGCCCTGTTCGGCATGGAGTACGCCCGCTACGGCGAAGAGCACAAGGAAATCTACGAGACCGAGAAATCGGAGCGTAGCTTTGAAGAAGAGACCAAGCTGGCTGGCTTCTCTGCTGCACCTGTCAAGAACGAGGGCTCTGCCATCGCTTACGACAACGCACAGGAAGCGTTCACCGCCCGCTACACCCATGAGACCATTGCTCTGGGCTTCTCGATCACCGAAGAGGCGGTTGAGGACAACCTGTACGACAGCCTGTCTGCTCGTTACACCAAAGCTCTGGCCCGTGCTATGGCCTACACCAAGCAGGTTAAGGCCGCTGCCGTTATCAACAACGGCTTCAATGGCTCGTACCTCGGCGGTGACGGCGTCACCTTGTTCGGCAACAACAGCTCTAGCACCCGTGTTGGCCATCCGCTCGTCGGCGGTGGCGTCAACTTCAACAGCCCGACCACTGGCGTTGACCTGAACGAGACCGCCCTGGAAAATGCAGTGATTCAAATCGCTGCGTGGACCGATGAGCGTGGACTGCTGATCGCAGCCAAGCCCCGTAAGATGGTGATCCCTCCGGCACTGATGTTCGTTGCCAAGCGCCTGCTTGACACCGAGCTGCGCGTTCAGACTGCTGACAACGACATCAACGCGTTGAAGCAGATGGGTGCTATCCCCGAAGGCTACACCGTCAACCACTTCTTGACCGATCCGAACGGCTGGTATTTGACCACCGACGTTCCCAACGGCATGAAGCATTTCGAGCGTATGCCTCTGGCTAACTCCATGGATGGAGACTTCGACACCGGCAACGTCCGCTATAAGGCTCGTGAGCGTTACAGCTTTGGCTGGTCTGATCCCCTGGGTATGTGGGGCTCTCAGGGTTCGTCCTGATGAGATAGAAAAGGGGGCCTTGTGCCCCCTTTTCTTTTGAGGTATATTGCTTGCATCCCGGGGTCCCCGGCGTTCTGACAGTCCCGGCTGACGACATGTAGACAGAACGCCCACAATACTCGCATGTGAGGAAATCATGGCTAATACCACCTTCAACGGCCCAGTTCGGTCGCAAAACGGCTTTCAATCTATCACCACCAACAGCACCACTGGCGCTGTTACCGTGGACGCCACTTTTGGCGCAACCACCAGCGTGACTAATCTGACAACCACAAATTTGGTCTTTACCGACCAAAACCACCCCACAACCGCAGCTATCAACGCTACGGCCACCGCCACCGCAGCAGAGGTTGCAACGGGCTACATCACTTCTACCTCTGCTGCCGCAACGACCATCACGCTGCCTACGGGCACGGCGCTTGGTGCCGCTATTGGTGCGGTCAGAGGTACCGTTCTTGACCTGTTTGTGGACAACACCGCTGGTGCTTCGACCGTGACTATGGCTGTGAACACCAACGCAGTTCTGTCCAGCGCTGCTGCGGACACTCCCGGCTCGTTTGGCGACTTGACCATCGCATCTGGTGCCACGGGCATTGCCCGGTTCACCCTCATGTTCGCTAGTGCCACCGCCTACACGTTCACACGTACGGCTTAATAGGAGCGCATCATGACGATGCAATACGACGTAAAGTCGGCACACATGACCTCTTCGGGCGTGGCGGTGAACTACCGAACACGCCTCAAGGGGGCCGTTGTGTCGGCAAACACTAGTGCGGCGGCGCGGCACACGGTGTTTGCAAACAATGTGACGCAAACGGGCACTTACGGGCGGTCTACGACCACTGTGACGGTGACTATCACCAATCATGGCCTCACTACTGGGAACCGCGTTTGGTTGGACTTTTCTGCGGGCACAGGTGGTACGGCAACGGATAACATCTATTCGGTCACGGTTTCAGATGCCAATACGTTCACGGTAACGGACTCTGCCAGTGGCACCATCACCGGGTCTCCTGCGGTGTCGATGTACGCTGACATTTTGATGGAAGCAGATTCGTACAACGCGACTGCGTTTCCTGTGGTGATTCCGGGCGAAGGAATTTTGGCCAAAGACGGTATTTTTGTTGGTTTGGTTGCAAACGTAACAACCACTTTGTTCTATGGCTAAGACACCAGCATGGCAGCGCAAAGAAGGCAAGTCCGAGAAGGGCGGACTTAACGCCAAGGGGCGAGCCTCCTACAACAAGGCCAACCCCGGCAAGCCAGGGTTGAAAGCCCCTCAACCCGAGGGCGGCAGCAGGCGCGACTCTTTTTGCGCAAGAATGTCTGGGATGAAGAAGAAGTTGACCGGCGAGAAAGCCAAAAAAGACCCGAACAGTCGTATCAACAAGAGCCTGCGGGCTTGGAAATGCTGACATGAGCCAGAACCATGATACCGTCAAAAACGTGCTGGATGTGGTGGCAATCTTTAGCACTGTTGGCGCTTTTTTAAACATGCTCACGCCGCTGTTTGGCTTGATCGGCGCAATCGTTGGTGCCATGCGTATTTACGAGATGGCTACCGGGAAAGACTTTTACACGCTTTTCCGCAGAAAGAAAACTGACGATGCCAAGCAAGAGTAAGGCACAACACAACTTCATGGCGGCGGTGGCCAACAACCCCACGTTTGCCAAGAAGGCTGGCGTCCCACAGAGTGTTGGGCAGGAATTCGTTTCTGCTGACCGGGGCAAGAAGTTTGGGTCGGGTAGCCGTGCAAATGCGCAGGCCATCAACAAGCCCAAAACCAATCAAGGTGGACAAGAGTTTTTTTCAAAAGGTGGTGATACTATGGCTTCCAAAATGAACGCAGGTTTTATGGCTATGATGGCCAAGAAAAAAGGCGCACCGGCTAAGAAGATGGCTGGCGGCGGTATGACCACGGCCAAGATGGGCACCGTCAAAACGGCGGCTCCCAGCAAAGACGGCATGGCCACCAAAGGCAAGACCAAAGGCACGATGGTCAAGATGTCCGGCAGCAAGCCCCTGGGCATGAAGTCTGGCGGAAAGACCTGCTGATAGGAGGCCGTCATGGGCATTAGAATTGGCGACGTTTCTCCATTGGCCGGTATGATGACCGGCAAAGGGGCTATGGGCAAACTCATATCCCAAGGTTTTGGTGGCGTCATACCTGCTGCAATTGCACGAGAGGCAATTAAGGAGCACGAGGCAGAAGCCGCCAAAGCTGCCCAGGCGGCTTCTGTGGGCAATGTCGGTTCCGTAGCCAAGCCTATGAAAAAGGGCGGCATGACGGCATCCAAGCGTGCTGATGGTATTGCGCAGCGGGGTAAGACTCGCGGAAAGATGTGCTGACATGAGGCCGAGCCGTGGGATGGGGGCGATCCTCCCGTCCAAAATGCCCGGCGGGGTTAAGAAGCCCCGTCGGGACGACACTGACTTCACGCAGTACGCCGAGGGTGGCAAGGTCAACGCGGCAGGCAACTACACCAAACCGGGTATGCGCAAGTCGTTGTTTGAGTCGATCAAGTCGCAGGCTGTGCAGGGTACCGGCGCAGGTCAATGGAGCGCGAGAAAAGCGCAGCTTCTGGCCAAACAGTACAAGGCCGCTGGCGGCGGGTATCGAGACTGAAATGAAAGACCCGCAGCAGTCGCTCAAAGACTGGGGCGCTCAGAAGTGGCGCACTAAGTCCGGTAGGCCATCATCTAAGACGGGTGAGCGGTATCTGCCTGAGAATGCCATCAAGGCGCTATCACCCGCTGAGTACGCTGCCACAACACGGGCTAAGCGGGCGGGCAAGAAGGCGGGCAAACAATTCGTTGCGCAGCCCAAGGGCATAGCTAAGAAAACGGCAGGGTATAGGTAATGGCAACCACATCCGGCGCAGCAGGTTTCAACCTCGATTTGACTGAGATCGTCGAGGAGGCGTTTGAGCGCGTGGGCTCTGAGATGCGCACGGGCTACGACCTGCGCACGGCCCGCCGTTCCATGAACCTGATGTTTGCCGACTGGGCCAACCGTGGCATCAACATGTGGACGTTTGAGCAGGGCACCATCCCGCTCATTCAAGGCTTAAACACCTACGCGCTGCCTACCGACACGGTGGACCTGCTCGATCATGTGATTCGCACCCAGCCCAACCAGCAGTCCAATCAGGCTGACCTGACCATCACGCGTATCAGTGTTTCTACCTACGCAACAATCCCAAATAAGCTGACGCAAGACCGGCCTATACAGCTCTGGGTGCAGCGGTTGGACGGTCAGATTTCTCCCACGGGATACACCTACCAGAGCGCGGACACCGGAGCGCAGACCCTGACGCTCTCGTCTACGGCCAACTTGCCAACGCTGGGCTACCTAAACATCGGCACCGAGACGATCTACTACGGCTGGATCAACAGCAGCACGCAGCTTGGCGGCGTCTTCCGGGCGCAGAACGGCACCAGTCAGACCACCCCCGCTGTTGGCACTGCGGCGTACCTCAACAACACACCACGTATTACGGTCTGGCCAACGCCGGATCAGGGCACTGTGGGCAACCCCACGTATCAGTTTGTGTACTGGCGCATGCGTCGGGTTCAGGATGCCGGTGGCGGTGTCAACGTCATGGACGTTCCGTTCAGGTTCATCCCCTGCATGGTTGCGGGGCTGTCGTACTACATGGCGCTCAAGGTGCCCGGTGCACTGGATCGAATTCAGCTTCTCAAGCAGCAGTATGACGAGGCTTGGGACTTGGCCTCGCAGGAAGATCATGAGAAGGCGGCGGTGCGGTTTGTGCCGCGTAGGCAGTACATCGCTGGGGCGTTCTAATGCCCAATCGGTTTTCATCCGGCAAGTATGCGATTGCACAGTGTGACCGCTGCAACTTTCGCTTCAAGCTCAAGGAGCTCAAGACCTACACGCTCAAGACGAAGAACGTGAACATGTTGGTGTGCCCGGCTTGCTGGGACCCAGACCATCCACAGCTTCAGTTGGGTATGTACCCGGTGGAGGACCCGCAGGCAGTGCGCAACCCAAGGCCAGATATTACGTACCGGCTGGGCGGCAACAGTGGTTTGCAGATTTCAAACGTCAGCGGCACGGACCCAGATGAGGATGGTACAGCCACCGGCGGCAGTCGGATATTTCAGTGGGGGTGGAACCCAGTGGGCGGATCAAGCTTTTTTGATGCTGCACTCACCCCAAACAACTTGGTTTTGACTGTGAACCTTGGTACAGTTACGGTAGCAACGACATAAGGAGTCAATCATGGACGCGAAAAAAGCGGTGCATAAGCACGAGAAAGCCAAACACCCCGGTCAGCCGCTGACTAAAATGCGTGCTGGCGGCAAGACCAACAGCGACATGCTCAAGATGGGACGCAATATGGCCAAGATCGCCAACCAGAAATCCCCTGGCCGCAAAGGAGCCTGAAATGGCTACATACAAGTCTCCTAAAAAGGTCGCCAATGTTGTGGTGGGTGAAGAGCCTGCCAAGACGACCATGCGCAAGGCCAACGTGTCTGTGGCCAACATCCGCAGCCAGGACTATCCGCCTATGAAAACCAGCGGCATCAAAATCCGTGGCACGGGCTGTGCCACTAAGGGCGTCATGGCTAGGGGCCCGATGGCATGACCTACAACGAGTTGATCGCTGCGATCCAGTCGTACACGGAAAACACATTTCCAGATACGTACCTTGCCAGTGGAAGTGCGGTGTCTTCAACGACACAGCTCAATACTTTCATCAAGCAGGCGGAGCAGCGCATCTACAACACGGTCCAATTTCCCTCGCTGCGCAAGAACGTCACCGGCTCAACATCACAGAACAACAAATATCTGTCTTGCCCCGGTGATTTTCTGGCTACGTACTCTTTGGCGGTGATTGATGCTTTGGGGTCGTACGAATACTTGCTCAACAAGGATGTGAACTTCATCCGGCAGGCGTACCCGCAACCCACGGACACGGCGATCCCCAAGTACTATGCGCTGTTTGGCCCGACTACGGCAGGGGCTGTAATCACTGATGAACTGTCGTTCTTGCTTGGACCGACGCCGGATGCTGTTTACAGTGTCGAGCTGCACTACTATTACTACCCCGAGTCGATCACGACGGCATCCAGCGGTCAGACTTGGCTGGGTGACAACTTTGACTCCGTCTTGCTTTACGGTTCGCTGGTCGAGGCATATACGTTTATGAAGGGCGAAACTGACATGGTTGCGCTCTACGATGGCAAGTACAAAGAAGCGCTTGCGTTGGCCAAACGACTGGGTGATGGGCTGGAGCGCAGCGATGCGTACCGCAGCGGGCAGGCGCGTGTTATGCCCTTGCCACAGAATAACGGGGTTCAGTGATGGCCTTTACAGGCAACTACTCCTGCAACACGCTGCGGTCGGGCCTTGCCAACGGCACGATCAACTTCGCCACAGACACGTTCTATCTGGCGCTGTATACCAACACGGCTACGCTGGATCAGACGACTACCGCATACACCACGGTGGGCGAAGCCACGGGCGGCAACTACGTTGCTGGGGGGCAGCTTGTTACGGCTACGATTGCAAGCCAGACCGCCGCTACGGGCAGCACCACGTATATCAACTTTTCGTCCCCTGCGTGGACGGGGAACATCACGGCTCGCGGCGCGTTGATCTACACTCCCGGCGACAACGGTGCGGTGTGTGTTCTTGACTTTGGGTCTGACAAAACCTCAACGACAACTTTTACTGTGCAGATGCCCGCAAACACAAGTACATCTGCTTTAATCCGCGTAACTTAAGGAGCATCTCATGTCTTACGAAATTGCAAAAGCCTCTGACTCCATCTCTGGCGGTCTGATTGCTGGCACAAAAAACACCGAGGTGGCAAAAGCCACTGGCCGCTTCCGCATGGAATGCTATGACAAAGACGGCATCCTGAAATGGACCGCTGAGTCCCAGAACCTTGTGGTCAACGTAGGTCTTCAGTACATGGCAGGCACGGCCCTGACCAGCACGACTCAGATCACCACTTGGTACATCGGCCTGTATGGCGCTGGTGCATCTAACACACCAGCCGCTGGTGACACCATGGCCTCCCACGCTGGCTGGACTGAAGTCACTCCGTACGCAGGCAATCGCCCAACAGCTACCTTTGCCGCTGCTACCAACGCCAACCCCTCGGTAGTGACCAACACCGCATCCCCCGCTTCGTTTAGCATTAACGCTACTCAGACGGTGGGCGGTGCGTTCTTGACCAGCAACAACACCGCTGGTGGTTCCACTGGAACCCTGTTCTCGGCTGCTGATTTTCAATCGCCCGGTGACAGGAGTGTGGTGTCCGGAGATACATTGAATGTTACCTACCAGTTTTCACTTGCAGGATGATGGAGTAGGGGATGCTCAAAATTGACTTCGAGTTTGACTCCCAGTACGGCGTCTTTCGGGACGCCCTTCATCTGCCTGAGAACCACGGCATGACCGACGCTGAGATTCAAGCAATGAAGCAGCAGCGGTTTGATAACTGGATTGCCATCGTCACTGCCCCGCCTGTTGAAGAAACTCCTCCAACTGAGGAGTAAACATGGATCGCTATTGGGTTGGTGGTACTGGCACTTGGAATACAAGCAGCACTACAAACTGGTCTGCTACCTCCGGCGGGGGTAGCGGTGCGTCTGTCCCGACCGTAGCGGATAGCGTTTTCTTTGACCAAGCGGGAACCTATACCGTTACCATGACGGGCGCATTGGCCTGTCTGGACATCACGGTGTCAGCAGGTACAGTGACGTTTGCTACAGGTACAACCCCCACACTGAACGTTCGCGGCTCCATGTCACTGTTGGCCGGGACGGTTTGGAGCAGTACAGGAACGATCACTTTTAGCTCTACCACAACAGGCCGCACAGTTACGACTAACGGCGTAACAATTTCTGGGGTAATTGATTTCAATGGAGTTGGTGGTGGCTGGACGCTTGGCAGTGCGTTGTCTACATCTGCACTTGCTAATATCGGTGTAACAGTCACGGCAGGAACATTTGATACTGGAAATTACAATTTAACTGCAAGGTTTTTTTCCTCTAGTAATTCAAATACTCGTACTGTTAATCTTGGTTCTAGCACGATAACCCTCAACAACGATACTGCAACAAGTATAAGCTTTTTAACTTCTACAGGGTTGACTTTTAATGCGGGCACATCAAGTTTTGTTATAACCACCCCCGGAACAGTAAATGGTGGCGGACAAACTTTTTACAATATAAGTTTTACCAGTACAAGTTCGGCGAACGTCAGAGCAATTACCGGTGCAAACACGTTCAACAATCTTGCCATAACCGGACCCTCATCCGCTGGCGTAGTCAACGTCACTTTCGCCGCCCAACAAACCATCAACGGCACACTGTCCACCACAGGCACAGCAGGTAACAGGCGCGTTTTCTTTGCTTCTGCCACTTACGGCATCTCACAAGACCTTGTGGTCAACTCTACCCCCAGCCTGACAGACGCAGATTTCCGTGGCCTGTACGTCCGTGGCACAGCAGCCCCCATCAGCGGAACACGCATCGGCAATCGCGGTGAGTGCAGGGGCATCACGTTTGATGCGCCTAAGATTGTTTACGCAAACTTAGTTTTGAGTTCATTTTATGAAAACATTTGGGCAACGTCATCTGGCGGAACTCCCTCACTTGTTAATTTCCCTTTGCCGCAAGATACTGCCATTATAAACAATGCTAGTGGTAACTCAGGCTTTTCAATTGGCTTTAACATTAACTATATTCCAACACTGGATATGTCTTTGCGTACAACGGCATTGTCCTTTAGTTTTGGCAATACAACTACAGCATATGGAAATTTTGTAGCGGGGTCTGGTGTAACTTTTAGCGGTTCTAACTCTGTCACCTTCTCCGGCGGCACAACCCAAACCATCACCAGCGCAGGTAAAACATTTTCCTGCCCCATCACCGTAGATACCTACGGCGGCACAGTACAGCTTGCTGATGCGTTAAACATTGGGTCAAGCTCGCTGACGGTGACAAACGGTACGTTTACTACGGCGGGGTATGCGGTAACAGCGGGAACTTTATCGTCTAGCAACAGCAACGTCAGAACAATTAACCTTGGCGCGAGTGTGTTGACATTAACGCTAAGTGGCGGTTCGCCAGTAAACTTTACTACATCAACAAATTTAACTTTAAATACTGGAACGTCTCAAGTCACACTAACTTCATCATCAGCGTTTAATTTTCATGGTGGAGGATTGATTTTTTACAATGTGGCGCTTACAGGAACATCCTCAGTAACACACAATTTCACTGGCGCAAATACGTTTAACAATCTTACTTATACAGCACCAGCATCTGTTGGCCTGACGGGATGCAATTTTTCCGCCAACCAAACCATCAACGGCACACTGACCTGTGCTGGCGCATCAGCAGTACGGCGCATCTTCTTGCGGTCTGAAACAATAGGCACTCCGCGCACCCTGACGGTCAACGCCATCTCTGCCACTGACTGCGACTTCCGCGACATTATTCTTGCTGGCACAGCATCAGGTGCATCACCCACTCGGGCTGGTAACTGCGGCGGCAATACGGGCATCACATTCCCTGCTGCCAAGACGGTGTACTGGAACCTTGCAGGCGCTCAAAACTGGAGTGCAACAGCATGGGCACCGGGGTCTGGTGGATTGCCTGACATCAACAACTTCCCACTGGCACAAGACACTGCTGTGTTTGATGAAGCCGCTGGCAGCGTAACCGGAACCATCACAATTAACGCCGCATGGAACATCGGCACGTTTGACGCTTCACTGCGTACCAGTGCAATGACGCTGAGTACCAGCACAAACGCCCCCGTTGTTTACGGCGACTGGAAGTTTGGCACCGGCGTTACGTCATCCAGCACCACAGGCACAATTAATTTTGTCAAAAACGGCACCCAAACCATCACCAGCAACGGCGTTCAGTTTGGCTGTCCTGTAACAATCAACCACCCACTTGCAAACGTCCAGCTTGCTGATGCGCTGTCTTTTGCTGCAACAAGAACATTGACGTTAAACGCAGGGACGTTTGATGCTGTCACTTACAACGTGACAACAAGCCAGTTTGCCAATAATTCCTCATCCAACACGGTAAGAATGGGTTCAGGTACTTGGACATTATTTGGTTCTGGAACTGTTTGGAATATGAATGGCTCGCCAACACTTATTGTTGGCACATCAACAATTGTTCTTTCAGACACATCAACATCGTCAAGAACTTTTGTTGGAGGTAGTCTTTACTACAACAAATTAACCATTGGTGGCGCAACAGGAACATCAACGCTTACTATCAATAACAACAATACATTTGGGGAACTTGCCGCCACCAAAACGGTGGCGCACACAATTGATTTTGGAACAACCATACAGACCTTTGGCAAATGGTCTGTAACAGGCACAGCGGGTAACGTAGTAACAATTACAGGTACAAGCACCACAAACGTCATTGCTGGCCCTGCTGTTACTGGTGTTGATTACTTGGCAATGGGTACTTGGGGTATTTCCACAACAAGCCCCGGTGAGTTTTACGCTGGAGCCAACAGCACAGGCACAGCCGCTGCCCCTGTATTCAGAACAGCCGCACCAGCACCTCGCACTCTTTATTGGGTAGGCGGCACAGGCAACTGGTCATCCACAACCAAGTGGTCTACTTCATCAGGGGGCGGCTCTGGTGCGGCTATCCCAACATCTTTAGACGCAGTCAATTTTGATTCGCTGTCTAACGCTACAGCCTACACAGCCACGATTGACGCTGGTGTAACGCTTGCCCGATGCGCATCATTCACAATGGCTGGTCCTGCATCTGGCAACGTGACCTTTGCAGGCTCAGTGGGCATTGCCTTCCACGGCAACGTGAGTTTTGCTGCTACGGGCATTACCCGGACTTACAATGGCGCAATGCAATGGGCTGGAAACAGCAGCTACACGTTTACGACCAACGGGGTGGCGCTAACAAGCTCAATAACTGTTGTTGGTGTTGGCTCTACATGGACACTTGGTAGCGCATTAAATAATGGAACATTTTCAATTAGTGTGGATAGCGCAAGTTTTAGCACATCCCCAAGCAATTACTCAGTTTCCGCTTCTGCTTTAGGTTCTGGTGGTTCAAGCGTAAGATCAATTGTATTAAACGCAAGTACATTAACTTTTACCTCATCACCAATTGATTTCAACGGAGCAAACTTAACTTTTAATTCTGGAACATCATCAATTATAGGCACGGGTGGATCATTTAGTTTTTTTGGTAACAATCAAACTTTTAATAACGTCAGCTTTACAAACGTTGCCGCAACATCTATCAGTGTTAATGGCGCAAACACATTCAACACACTGTCGTTTGCTGGCCGCACATCAGTTGGCATCAACGCAGTCACATTTAACGCCAATCAAACCATCAGCACCCTGACGCTCAACGCCGGAACAGCCGCTGCCTTCCGCACGTTCTTGGCGTCTGACACCATCGGCACAACCAGAACTTTAACCGTAACCACCCTGACCGCAGGTGCTGCTGACATTGACTTTCGTGACATCACCATTGCTGGCGCTGCTGCTCCGATCTCAGGCACTCGGTTTGGTGATGCCAAGGGTAACAGCGGGATTACATTTGATGCGGCAAAGACGGTTTACTACCGACAGACAGGTTCGGCAAACTGGGGCACAACAGGTACAGGCTCTTGGTCTGCTACGTCTGGCGGTGGTTTTGATGCAACTCAATTTCCGCTTGCCCAAGATACAGCCATTTTCCCCGCTGCAACGTATCCAGCATCCGGATCAACAACCACAATCAACGCCAACTACAACATTGGCACGATTGATATGTCGCTGCGTACCGGCAACACAATGACGCTGGCAACGGGTACTACCACACCTCAAATCTACGGCAACTGGATCAATGGGACGGGGACAACGCTGACGGGTACGGGGGCAATGACCTTTGCTGGACGAGGAAGTCAGACGATTACGAGTGCAGGGAAGACGTTTACACAAGGGTTCACAATCAACACCCCCAGTGGCTCTGTAACATTGCAGGACGCGTTTGTAACGAGTGCAGCTTCTAATTTTGCTCACACACAAGGTACTTTTGATGCAAACGGGTTTAATTTCACACTCAGCAGTTCCGGTTCCGCTGCATATGGCGTTTCTGGTACAACTACGAGAACAATTGCTATTGGCTCTGGAACATGGTCTATTGCCACATCTGGAACTGCGTTCAATGCAGTGACAGCCACAAATTTAACCGTCACCGGCACGGGCACAATCAGTTTAACCAGCGCATCGGCCAAGACATTTGCAGGCGGCGGCATATCCTACTCCGGCATCACCCTCAACCAAGGCGGTGCAGGTGCGCTGACCATCACAGGCAACAACACTTTTAAAGACATCACCAACACTTACAGTGCAACGGGTGCAACGTCAATCACCCTTGGCGCTACAACCCAGACCCTGACAAACCCTTGGACAGCAACAGGCGCAGCAACACGGGTTCTCACGGTAAGTGGTACATCTGCCGCATCTCCGGGCACTTTGATCTTCTCTGGCTCAGGTACAGCCGCCAATGTGGACTACCTGACCGTCTCAAACGTCCGTGCTTACCCTTTGGTCGATGACTGGTATGCAGGGCCAAACTCTACCAACAGCGGGTCACTGGGCTGGTACTTTGTAGCCGCAGGCGGCACAGTCTATTCCGTCACCATTACCGAGACTGGCACAGGTACAGACAGCATCACAGCCAGGGTAACACTGCTTGGCACAATTTCAGAAACCGGCACGGGCACGGATTCAGTTTCGGCTGGCTTACAGTACCTTGGTGCCATCACCGAGACTGGCACGGGAACAGACTCTATATCGGGCACATTCCGGCCCAGCGCAACCATTACAGAGACAGCTACTGGATCGGATGTAGAGTCTGCCATCCTTGCAGCAATAGCTCGGATAAACGAAACCGCTACCGGCTCTGATGCTGACAGTGCACAGTACACCACTAACCCCAGTGTTAGTGAATCGGCAACGGGAACGGACACGGACAGCGCCAAAATGACGGCAAAGTCCACGATCAGTGAAAACGCTACCGTAACAGATGCAGCATCGGCATTGGCAACGCTTTTAGCTGCTGTCTCAGAGGCTGCAACAGCAACCGATCTTATCTCTGCAATTCAGGGGTTGTTTGCTGCGATTCTTGAATCTGCCACTGGCACAGACAGCGTTGACGCACCTGGGAGTACCTACAACCCATCATTGAGTGAGCTTGCTACAGGAACAGACAGCGTATCGGCTTTGGTTGTCTTGGTATCTCAAGTTGCCGAGTCTGCCACTATCAATGACGTAACGGCTGCGTTTAAAGCGTATTTGGCGGAAATCATCGAAGCCGCTTCCGGTGCCGATACTGTTTTTTCGCAGTTTGTTGCCCGTTCTGTCATCAGTGAAGCTGCCACTGGCACAGACACAGACTCTGCAAAATTTACCGCGCAGGCATCCATTGCTGAGACAGCCACTGGAACTGATACGGAGTCTCCCCGGTATATTGCAAACCCTGTGATAGCCGAGACTGCCACTGGCACAGACACAGACTCTGCCAAATACACCGCCCGGTCAAACATAGCCGAGACTACCACAGGCACGGACACCCTCAATACAAACGCTACGCTCAACTCCAGTGTTGACGAAACCGCAATTGCTCAAGAGATTGTGCGTGGTTTTATGGTGGCGGCTGTACAGATTTCAGAGTCTGCCACTGGAACGGATCAAATCAGTGCCCTTCGCGCTCTTGCGGCTGCGGTTGTAGAAACGGCAACAGTAACTGATTCCCTGTCTGCCCAAGCTATCTTCAGGGGTATCCTGCAAGAAATTGCCACCCTGACTGATTCTGTTAATGCTCCGGGGTCAACGTACAGCGCTCCGATCATAGAGCTAGCTACGCTACAGGATGTGGTGCGGGCAGCAGCTACCTTCCCAGCATCTTTGACAGAGACGGCCACAGGCACCCAGACCAACAGCGCAGCATTTATTCCCTCTGCCCAAGTCTTTGAGACTGCCACAATCACTGATGTAAACAGCGCCTTGGTTGCTTTTGCTGCGCGGGTAGCAGAAAACGCAGTCATCACAGATCAAGTATCTCCTCCGGGAAGTATCTACAACCCAGTGGTTCTGGCTGTTGCCCAACTTGTGGACAATGTCAGCCCAGCGGGGAGCATCTACAACGCCCCCGTCTTAGAGTCAGCAGCAATCACAGATGCCCTGATAGGGGCGTTCCTGTGGAACTTGATCGACGATAGCCAGAACCCGAACTGGGCCAATATAACCGACAGCCAGACACCGGGTTGGGTAGAAGTCGGTACATCCCAAGGCACGGGCTGGGTAACGATCCCAACGCCGCAGAATCCCGGTTGGTCAAACATAGATGACAGCCAGCCCCCGAACTGGCAAAATATCACTAACGTGTAAGGAGCCCCCATGTCTACCTACTCCCCCGACCTGCGTATTGAGCTGATCACCACGGGTGATCAAGCCGGTACCTGGGGCACCACCACCAACACCAACCTCGGCACCCTCATTGAAGGTGCGATTGCAGGGTACGACACGGTCAGTGTGACTTCGGCCAATCAGGCGTTCACCGCTCTCAACGGTGCGGCAGATCAAGCTCGGCTGGCGATGATCCAGTTGACCACTACAACAGCAGCCAACTTCGCCGTCTACGCTCCACCGAACTCCAAGCAGTACATCATCTGGAACAACAGCGCGTACACCGCCACGATCTACAACTCCACGGTCATCGGCAACACTACGGCTGCGGGTACTGGGGTTGCTATTGCCAGCGGGGACCGTGTTGTGGTGTTCTCCAACGGCACCAACTTCTACGATGTCAAGGCCAACAGCATTACTGGGACGCTGGCAATTGCCAACGGCGGTACCGGCCAGACCACAGCCAACGCAGCGTTCAACGCACTGGCTCCCAGCCAGACGGGTAACAGCGGTAAGTACCTGACCACCAACGGCACCGACACAAGCTGGGACGCTATCGACATCAGCACTGCGGACATCACGGGTGTCTTGCCTGCGGCCAACGGCGGTACTGGGGTCAACAACTCTACCCGAACCATCACGCTTGGCGGCAACTTGACCACCTCGGGCGCGTTCAATACCACACTGACCGCCACCAACACCACCTCTATTACGCTGCCCACCACGGGCACTCTGGCTACTCTGGCAGGTGCTGAGACGCTGACCAACAAAACAATCAGCGGATCAAACAACACACTGTCGAACATCGCCAACGCAAGCTTGACAAACAGTGCGGTCACCATCAACGGCAACAGCGTCTCGTTGGGCGGCTCCACGACAGTAACGGCTACTGCATCCAACGCTTTGACCATCAGCACGGGCTTGTCAGGCACTAGCTACAACGGCTCGTCGGCAGTGACTATCGCTATCGACTCCACAGTCGCCACCCTTACTGGCACTCAGACACTGACCAACAAAACGCTGACCAGCCCGATACTGACGACCCCTGCTCTTGGCACTCCGTCCTCTGGCACCCTGACTAACTGTACTGGCCTGCCCAATGGTGGGCTGGTAAATAGCGCAATCACCATCAACGGCAACAGTGTATCTTTGGGTGGCTCTACAACGGTGACGGCTACGGCGTCCAACGCGCTGACCATTGGCACTGGGCTTTCGGGTGGTAGCTACAACGGTAGTTCTGCGGTAACGGTTGCGATTGACTCCACAGTTGTTACGCTGACCGACACTCAAACGCTGACCAACAAGACGCTGACAAGCCCGACAATGACTGCCCCTGTTCTGGGCACACCTGCTTCTGGCACGTTGACCAACTGCACTTTCCCCACACTGAACCAGAACACCAGCGGCACTGCTGCGGGGCTGTCTGTCACGTTGGTTGTCGGCTCTGGCGGTACTGGGGCTACATCCTTTACCTCGGGCGCACTGCTCAAAGGCAATGGGGCGTCGGCAATTCAAGTTGCAAGTGCAGCGGACATTGTGAGTCAGATTGGGTCTACTGCTGTCACAAACGCCACAAACGCCACAAACGCCACGAACGCTACCAACGCGACCACTGCCACAAACGCTACCAATGCAACGACAGCGGCAACGGTTTCTACAACAATCTCTTCGGGCGCTGTAGCAACAACCCAAGCCGCTGGAGATAACAGCACCAAAGTTGCCACCACGGCGTATGTACAAACGGCTGCACCCGGTGCCAGAGGTCAAGCGTTTACATCAAATGGCACATTCACAATCCCAACAGGTGTTACTGCGCTAAAGATTACCGTGGTTGGCGGTGGTGGCGGTGGTGGTGGCGGTTTTTATTCTGTTGACGGAAATGCGGGAGCCGGTGGCGGCGGTGGAAGTACGGCTATTTCTTTTTTAACTGGTTTAACCTCTGGAAACACTTTGGCTGTGACTATTGGCGGGGCCGGTTCTGGAGGGGCTTCAGGTGGCGGCGCTGGTGGGGCCGGTGGTAATTCAACTGTTGCGTCTGGCACTCAAACAATTACAACTATTACAGGCGGCGGCGGTGCTGGCGCAGCTGGAGCAGGAGCTTCTGGCGGTGCTGGTGGAACTGCTACTAATGGCACAATTAATTTAAGTGGTGGCGGTGGTGGTTCTGGCATGACGTTGGCGGGATCAACTTTGTTTTATTCTGGCATGGGTGGATCCTCAAGTTATGGCGGCGGGGCCGCTGGTGTTGTTAATAATAATGGCAGTGCTGGCGGTGTATATGGTGGCGGTGGTAGTGGTGGAAGTGGTGATACAAGCCGATCAGGCGGCGCAGGTGCGGCTGGTGTTGTTATATTTGAATGGTGATTAACATGACTGTACAAAACTATTTGATGGTCAATGAATCTACAAATGTGGTGGACAACATTTGTTTATGGGATGGCAATACAACTACATGGCAACCCCCGGCGGGGTATTTAGTGCTTGTGCAAGCCGCCACAATGTCTTTAGTTTGGGTTTGGGATGCCGCAATTACTGACTGGGTTTTGGCCCAGGAAATGGGGCTGGCGCAAATTGGTTTTACATGGAATGGCACGGAGTGCATAACCAATGCCCCAAAGCCACCTGCTCCTAAGGAGTAATAAAAAGTGATCGACCCCATCACCGCTCTTGCAGCCGTATCTTCGGCGGTTAACCTTGTCAAGAAAGCTGTAGCCACCGTTCAGGATGTGCAGAGTCTTGGGCCGGTGCTGGGTAAATACTTTGATGCCAAGGCTCAGGCCATCGAGGTGGTTGAGAAGTCAAAGTCGGGCGGGTTTGCTGGGTCGGCTATGGGCAAAGCGCTTGAGCTTGAGATGGCGCTTGAGCAGGCTCGTGAGTTTGAAGAGCAGGTCAAGATGTTGTTCTTCCAGAGCAACAAGATGGATGTGTGGCAGCGGATTGTCAACCGTGCCCAGCATATGGAAGTTGAAGCGGCTCATGCTGCCAGACGCAAGAAAGAAGCAGATAAGAAACGCGCAGAGGAAATGGAAGAGATAATCACCTTGGTTGTTGGCGGCGTCGTTGCTATTGCCTCTGCTGGTGTGATTGCCTGGGTCGTGATACAGATCGTTACTGGGCAAGTGCGATGACCGAGAAGCTCAACGCCAACACCACCCTTGACAAAGTTCTTGGGTATGTGGATTCGCCGTTTAAACTCTTTGCGGTAATCTTGATGGCGGTGATTGCTTTTGCTGGCTATGCCTTGTACGAGAGCCAGGACTTCATCCGTGACGCATACAAGGAGTCACAGAAGCTGCCGGAGATACGAACAGAGCGTGCCGATGATGCGGCGACCATGTTGTTCAAGCAGACCGGCGCAACGGTAGTGGCGATCTTCAAAGTCAACCCGCTGTTCAACTCCCGGACGCTCTACAGAGCCTACACCAAGGAGGGGCGAGACAAGACGATTGAGGACATCGACGTCGGCCTGTTCACGCACAACTCGTCGAATAACGCGGATGTGGTCAAGCTGATGACCAACGAGATTCCGTGCGGCGAGTATCGCTACGCTCAATCAGAGGTCGGGCTTTGGTATCTTGAGAAGGGCGTGACGTACACTTGTCGCGTCAGCGTCCCGCCAGACTCGCACCGTTTTGTAGGGCAGGTTACGGTTGGCTGGGCAGCTCAGCCTGCGAATATAGAGCAGACCAAGTTCATGCTGGAGATTGCCAGCGCAATGTTAACTAAAAGGGGTGGGTAATGCTTTCACTAATTTCGACTCTCGGTGGCCTGCTGATCAGCGGCCTGCCCAAACTGCTTGAGTTCTTCCAAAACAAAGCAGACCAAAAGCACGAGCTTGCACTGGCCCGCCTGCAAAACGAGCGCGAACTTGCTCTGGCTGCTCAGGGCTACGCCGCCCAGCAGAAGATCGAGGAAATCCGCACCGATCAGGTTGCGATGCAGACCGAGGCGCAGATGACCGAGGCGGCACTCAAGCACGACGAGAAGGTGCTGGATAAGGCCAGCCAATGGGTCGCCAACTACGTCGGCACCGTGCGCCCGACAGTGACCTATATTTTCGTCATTGAGTTGGTAGTGATCAATGGCTTCATGGCCGCATACCTGTGGAACCACCCAGAACTGATCAAAAGCATTGACGATGTGGTCAAGTACTCTGGCCTGATCTTCTCCAGTGACGAGATGGCAATGCTGGGCGGTATCATTGGTTTCTGGTTCGGTTCTCGTCAGTGGAGCAAGAAGTGAAACTAAGCAAGGCCGCCGCTGCGATGATGCACAAGTACGAGGGGTACAGAAACCGCCCGTATTTGTGCCCAGCGCACATGTGGACTATAGGATACGGCCATGTGCTGTACCAAGACCAGATTCGCCTGCCGATGGCACGAGTGGACAAGCCTGTGCTGATGATCCGAAAAGAAATGCCGTTACGACCGGAGGACAATCGTGTCTGGGCCAAGCAAGAAACTGATGATCTATTCGACGCTGACATCGCATCTTTTGAACGCGGTGTTCTTCGTCTTGTTCCCGGCGTTGTTGGGCATCAAGGCCGCTTTGACGCTCTGGTCTCTTTTGCATACAACGTAGGGCTGGGCAATCTCCAGCGCAGCACGGTGCGGATCAAGGCAAACCGTGGAGAGTGGGAAGGGGCGGCAGACGCCTTATTGCTTTGGAACAAGGCCGGGGGTAAAGTGTTTGTAGGGCTGGACAGGCGTCGGAAAGACGAACGCGCTTTATTTCTGTCGTAGGATTACTATGCCGCTTCAAAAACTTGAGTTCAGGCCGGGCGTCAACCGTGAATCGACCACGCTGGCCAATGAAGGCGGCTGGTTTGAATCCGACAAGGTGCGCTTTCGTTCGGGCTTTCCCGAGAAAATCGGCGGCTGGACCAAGGATACAGGCTCGCAATTTAACACGGGGACAAGCCTTCAGCCCACTACTGGCTCTTTCTGGGGTGTCTGCCGTTCGTTGTGGAACTGGCTTAACTTGGCGGGCTACAACCTGCTGGGTGTTGGCACCAACCTGAAGTACTATATTCAGAGCACGGGGGGTGGTAACTTTTACGACATCACCCCGATCCGCAGCACAGACACAGTAGGTTCTAACGCTTTTACCACTAACGGCACCACGACCGTACAGGTCAACGACAACGCGCATGGTGCGCAGGCTGGGGATTTTGTCACCATCTCTGGTGTGGCGGGGCCTATCAACGGCATCCCGGCGGCTGATCTGAACCGAGAGTTTCAGATTGTCAGCATCGTCAGCAACAACGCCTACACCATCGTCGTTAGTACCGCCGCAACATCTTCCGGCACCACTGGTGCAGCCACGTTCACATATCAGCTTGGCACAGGCTCGGATATCTACACGGTCGGCGTGGGCTGGGGTGCTGGCGGTTGGGGCGGCGCTACCACGGGGTACGCAAGTACAGGTTGGGGCTCGCCTTCTGCGTCGGGTCTTGGTGTTGGCATCCAGCTTCGTATATGGACCGAGCACAATTTTGGCGAAAACCTGATCATCAACCCCCGTGGCGGTTCAATGTTTTTTTGGGCGGTTAACCCCAACCCCACCCTTTTTGATCGGGCGCAATACCTTGGCCCCTCTGCGGTCATCACGCAAAAGAACTACGTTACAGGCTCGGGCACCACAACGGTGACGGTGGATGCGACATGCCCAACAATAGTCAATCAGGTGCTGGTCTCCGACTCGTCGCGGTTTGTCATTGCGTTTGGCTGTAACGACCCAACCGGCGTGTACGCCACGATTGCTCAAGACCCCATGCAAGTTCGCTGGTCAGATCAAGAGTCGTACAGCATATGGACCCCGGCCATCACCAACCAAGCGGGCGGTTACCGGCTTAGCTCCGGTTCACAAATTGTCACCGCGCTGCAAACCCGGCAAGAGATTCTTGTGTGGACCGACGCGGCTATCTACTCCATGCAGTTTCTGGGCGCTCCGTACGTCTGGGGCTTTCAGATCATGGGCGACAACTTGTCCATCATCAGCCCCAACTCTCCGGTCACGGTCAACAACATTACGTACTGGATGGGCACGGACAAGTTCTACATGTATTCAGGCCGTGTAGAGACGCTGCCCTGCGCTTTGCGCCAGTACGTGTTTGATGACATCAACCTTGAGCAAGGCTACCAAGTCTTTGGCGGTACCAACGAGGGCTACAACGAAATCTGGTGGTACTACTGCTCAGCCAACAGCACGACGGTGGACAAGTACGTCATTTACAACCACCTTGAGCGCACCTGGGCGTACGGCTCACTTGCACGCACGGCTTGGCTGGACAGCCCGCTCCGAGTCTCGCCTATGGCTACCGGCTACGGGGGCAACCTTGTGTATCACGAGCAAGGTAACGACGATGGCACAACCAACCCGCCAAGCCCGATCTACTCGTACGTGCGGTCCTCCGACTTTGACATCGGTGACGGCCACAACTTTGGTCTGGTCTGGCGCATCATCCCCGACGTTACGTTTGATGGCTCCACGGTCAATGCTCCTGCGGTGAACTTTACCGTCCTGCCCCGCCAAAACCCTGGTGCCAACTACGGTACTTCAGATAACCCTTCTGTGGCCAGCACGCAAAACTACGCTACGCAACGCACGTACGCGGTACAGCAGTTTGACCAATATGCATATGTGCGGATTCGCGGTCGTCAGATGGCGTTTCAGATCAGCTCCAGTAACCTTGGGGTGGCCTGGCAGTTGGGCGCTCCCAGGCTCGATGTACGTCCTGACGGAAGGCGTTGACTTATGGCTCAAAAAATCTCAGTTGCCCCACGCTTACCTGCGGCACCCGTTGAGTACGACCAGCGGTTTATAGATCAGCTCACAAACATTTTGCGGTTGTATTTTGCGCAACTTGACAACCCGTCGCCCATGCTTGTTTCATCGCAAGGTGTTGGCACTACGGACGTGATTAGCGCGATGTCGTGCGCACAGCCAGACCCAGCCAGCCCTGGGCAAGTGGTCATAAGCCTGCCAACTCAGGCAGACTTCGTAAATTTGCGCTCTGGTGACATCTACTACGACACTTCTGGTGGCGCTGCCACTAGCTACCCTTTGCGCATAAAGGCATAATATGATCAACCCCTTTCTCGTGAGGCAAACATGAGCCTTCAACAGCTTGCCGCCAACCACCTTGCTGCGCAAGGGCGCGGTCCCGATTCACAGCTTGTCCACATGTCTCCCCGCGAAGTCGCTGGGTTGCAGGCTTTGGCCAAAGCTAGTGGGGGCTCACTCACCGTTAATCCCCAGACAGGTCTGCCCGAAGCTGGCTTTTTGGACAAGATTCTGCCGATGCTGATCGGCGTCGGGATCACCGCCGCTACTGGCGGCGCTGCCACTCCGTTGATGGTTGGGTTGGGAATTGGCGGGCTTGAAGCAGCGCGTACTGGCAACTTGGGCAAAGGTCTCATGGCCGGTCTCGGTGCTTACGGCGGCGCAGGTATTGGCGCAGGTTTGATGGGCGCGGGCGCGGAGACGCTTGGCGCGACCGCCAACGCAATGGGTGTCCCCGCAGCAACAGGGGCCGGATCGCAAGCAGCAATGCTAGCCGCACAGAACCAGGGTTTTGGTCAAGCCGGTTTAGAAGCTCTTGGGCAAAGCGCCGCTACAGCGCCGGGTGCATTTACCGGTTTTGTTAACACGCCTGTGCAGTCCATGACTTCTGGCGCAATGGGGTTGACAGAAGCTCCGGGGCGCTCAGCGTTTATGAACGCTGTTGGTGGGGGTAAAGGAGCGCTCAAACTTGGGGCAGCCGCCGCAGCACCTATGCTCATGCCGGAACCGCCCAAACCCCTCGATATCCCCATGAGCGGACCCAACCCGTACCGCTACCGCTTTGAATCAGGGCAAATTGCGGACCCCGAAGCAGGCTACACCGGCCCCGTCTCTGGCCAGCGTCAATACTTTGATCCGCGCTACATAGCGCTTGCTGGCGGCGGCCCGGTCGAGCAGATGTCCAATGCCAACGCAGTGGGGGCCAACACCGGCTACCCGATGGCCAACGTGCAACGCAATGCGTACGCAGTTCCGTACCAACAACCAATGTCTCAAAACGTGGTTACTGGACCTCAAGATACGGGCGTTGATACTTTTACGGGTGAACCCCGTATGGCGGGCGGCGGCATCTCCCACCTTGGCGATTACTCCGACGGTGGCCGTCTGCTCAAAGGCCCTGGTGACGGCGTCTCTGATAGCATCCCCGCCATGATCGGCAACAAGCAGCCCGCACGCCTTGCCGATGGTGAGTTTGTGGTGCCCGCTCGCATTGTCTCTGAGCTAGGCAACGGCTCGACCGAAGCCGGTGCACGTAAGCTTTACGCCATGATGGACCGCATCCAAAGCGCTCGCGGCAAAACCACCGGCAAGAACAAAGTGGCGGCTAACTCCCGCGCCGACAAATACCTGCCAGCATGAACATCCAAGAAGGCAAGCTTGAGTGGTTTGGAGGGAACCAAGACGCCCTGAACATGTATCGGGCGTTTATTTTTCTTGCGCACACTTGGGACGATTTGGTTGACAAAGACAAGGACGTACCGGAAGACGCCATCAACCAAGCCTTCTTAACCGCGCTTGTGTACTTGCCTGCAAACCCTTTTTACCGCAGCATCCAAAATGACATTTTGCCCATGTGGCTTGTTGTCGTGTCGTCGTTCCAGACGGCCAATGCCTATGAGCGAAGCAAAGATGCGCACGGTATTGAGATCGCACACGGGCTGCGCTACGCCGCAGGCAACATCATTGCGTATGCAATTCATGTCTGTGTGGGCGCTGAACAAGCTAAGCTACATTTACCAGAGATGTGGAAGGCTATTTTCCATGAGCGGTTTGATGCTTACCGCGAGGAGCACTTAGATGTTTAATGTTTTTAAATGGCTGTTTAACCCCGATTGGTACATTTTACGTTTTGCCCAAGGCGGTAGCGGCGGCGGCGCTCCTGCGCAGCAGACCAGCATCGCGGACCTGCCCGAATGGGCCAAGCCGTATGCGCAGCAGACGCTGGCAAAGACGCAGGCGCTGACCGACGTTACTAAGTTCCCCACCTACACTGGCGGTGAGCGCATTCAGGGGTTTGATCCGCTGCAACAGCGGGCTTACGAAGGTGTTGGCCAGATGCAAGTTCCTGGGCAGACCGGGATGGCGTCCAATATTGCAGAAGCCGCTGCCATGCGCGGCCTCAATACGCAGTACCAGCCGGGCTATTTTGGCAATCAGTTCCGCGCTCCGGGGCAGTACCAGCCCGGGCAGTTTGGCATGATGTCGGCAGAAGCGCCTGAGCTGCAACAGTACCAGATGGGCCCTGCCGAGCGTGTGCAGGGCGGGCAGTACAACGCCCCTATGATGGACACGGCGCAGACCGGATACCGCCCAGATATCCAGGCGTTTCAAATGGGCCCTGCCGAGCGTGTGCAGGGCGGGCAGTACAACACGCCTGAAATGCAAGCTGCGCAGACTGGGTATCGGCCCGACTTGCAGCAGTACCAGATGGGGCCAGCACAGCAAGTTGGCACGCAAGACTACACGGGCGGCAATGTTGCCAAGTACATGGACCCCTACATGCAGCAGGTGGTCGGTGTTCAGCAGCGTGAAGCGCAGCGCCAGTCGGATATTGCTGGTACGCAAGAAGCTGGGCAGGCGGTTAAGCAAGGCGCTTTTGGTGGCTCCCGTGCGGGTCTGCTTGAGGCAGAGCGTCAGCGCAATCTGGCTACTCAACTGGGCAACATCCAAGCTACTGGTAGCCAAGCCGCGTTCCAAAACGCGCAGCAGCAGTTCAATACGCAGCAGCAAAGAGAGCTGGCTGCGCAGCAGGCAAATCAAGCTGCCGGTCTTACTGTCGGCGGTCAGAACCTTGCCGCACAACTTGGCATACAGCAGCTTGGCGCACAGACGGGGGTTCAGACCGCGCTGGCTAACCTAAGCTCTGAGCAACAAGCCAATGTGCAAAACCAAGCCGCACAACTGCAAACACAGGGCCTCAGTGCAGGTCAGGCTATGCAGGCGGCGCTTGCAAATCAGCAGGCAGGGCTCACTGTTGGCCAACAAAACTTGGCCTCGCAACAACAAGCGCAGCAGCTCGGTACACAGACTGGGCTGCAAACATCGCTGGCCAATCTCAGCGCAGAACAGCAGGCCAACGTACAGAACCAAGCCGCACAGCTTCAGACCCAGGGTCTTACCGCTGGCCAAGCCATGCAGGCGGCGCTGGCCAACCAACAAGCCGGACTCACCACCGGACAGCAAAACTTGGCGGCTCAGCTTGGCATTCAGCAGCTAGGCGCGGGGCAAAACCTGCAAGCACAGCTTGCCAACCAGCAGGCGTTCCAGCAGGCACAGGCTCAGCGGGAAGCGTCGCGTCAATTTGGTGCGGGACAGGCAATGACTGCCGCGCAGGCACGCGCCCAGTACGGTCTGGCAGGTCAGCAGCTTGGTGAGCAGTCTCGCCAGTACGGCGCTGGTTACGGGCTACAGGGTTTAGGCACTGCCCTTCAAGGCGCAGGACAATTGGGGCAACTTGGACAGCAGCAGTTCGGGCAGCAAAAAGACATCTACGGTCTGCAAAACCAGTTTGGTGCGCAGCAGCAAGCGCTGGAGCAGCAACGCCTGTCACAGCGGTACCAAGACTTCCTTAATGAGCAGCGCTACCCGTACCAGCAGTTGGAGTTCATGTCGAACATCTTGCGCGGCACGCCGATGGGTACGGTCAATACAATGTACGCCCAGCAGCCCAGCGTCGCTTCGCAGCTTGCAGGTCTGGGTGTTGCAGGCGCGGGCGCATACGGGCTGGCCAACCGCAAAAAAGGCGGCGCGATCAAGGACAAAGAAAAGACACGCGCAGGCTTGAACGAGCTGGCACTGATGAAGATGGGGGCTTGAGATGATTAACGTCAACCAAATCACCTCGCAGCTTGCACGGATGCCTGATCAGGCGCTGCAGCAGTATGCGCAGATGCACAAACATGACCCCTACATCATGTCGTTAGCTGTGACCGAGTCCAATCGCCGCAAGACAATCCGCACTGCTGCGCAGATGGACGCGCCTGAAGAACTTGAAGTAAACGACCAAGAGCTGCAGGACATGGCCGCCCCCATGCCCGAGGACGTCGGCATCGCTCAGCTCCCAACAGGCAATATGAACTTTGCCGATGGCGGCATCGTTGCGTTTGGCTCTGGCGGTGATGTGCCGAGGTACCAGAGTCAGGGGTTGGTACAAAACCCCAGAGGTATACAGTATGGTGGCGTCTATCAGGACCAGCCTGGAGCGCCTGCTGGAAGTTCCGGATTTCTTGGCGGCAAAACCGGCTACGAGGGCATGGGGCCGGGAGAATTTCTCCAGGCAATTTACGAAGACCTAAAACGTAAAATAGGTCCGGGGCTGTCGCCCACAGATCGCGCTAAAGCCGAACGCGAGGCGCAAAGACAAGCTAACATGATTGCTGCTGGCCATGTTGCGCCAGACCCACGGGGTTCGACGTACTCACCGGAAAAATACGGCGTGACCAAATCTGCGCCCTTGGTTCCGGGTGCTCGGGGTGCTTTCTTTCAAGAAGCAACGCCGCCTGTCGATGCCGTTGCCGCGCCCGATGGCGGCACTGCCGCCCCACGCCAACGTACCCTTGCTGGTGGCCCCGAGTTTCTTGGAGGTCCTGGCCCCGGCGCAGCGCCTGCTGCCGGGCTGACTGCGGCTGCACCCAACTTGGACGTTTCCAAGATGATGTCCACCGCGCTTCAGGGCGCTGCAGCAGCCAAGCACCCGTACGAATCCGAGCTTAAGGGTATTGGGCAGGAGCGCGTTGCAGCCAAAGAAGCGGAAGTTACTGGACTGGAAGCCATCCAGAAACAGTTCTCCGACATATACAAAGGGCGCAAAGAGCGGCTGGATACCAAGGAAGCCGAGCTGAGCAAACTCAAAGACCAAGGTATGGGCTTGGCGCTGCTGCAAGCAGGCGCAGCCATGATGACCACGCCGGGCGGGTTTGGTACAGCGCTGGGCAGGGGCGTCAGGGTGGGCACAGAGCAGTACGCTGCGGGACTTGATAAGCTGCAAGCGGCCAAAGACAAGCTATCCGATGCGCGTGACCGTCTGGAAGAGATTGAAGCACAGCGCGGCGAGCTGTCTGCTCGGGAGTTGTTCAAGGCCCGCAACGCGGTGAAAGACACCAGCATTGGTGCCCGCGAAGACTTGGTAAAAGCCAACATGCAGATGTATGGCCTCAAGCGCGAAGAAGCGCTTAAGCTGGTGGAGCAGCAAGTCAAGGTCGGACTGTCGCAGTTTGAGCAGGGCGAAGCAACCAGACGGTCGGCCTTTGAGCAGGGCGAAGCAACCAAGCGCACCCAGATCACGGCAGGCGCACAGCTTGGGTTGCTCAGAGCCGTTGCCAACGACCCCAAGTTGCAGGCTATCTACGGCAAAGGGCAGGGCCAGAACAAAATCATGGACGAGTACACGGATTTTGTAAAAGCAAACCCGCAGTACCTTGCAAACGAGAGCGCAGGGCTCCAGGCGTTCCTGCGAGCCAAAGGTGTGCTGTCTTCGCTGGGCGCTGCAAGCGCAGCACCGGGCGCAGGCGCGGCACCGGGGCCGGTACTTCCAAGGAAAGACTGACCCTTATATACTCAAGGCACCGTCTGGATTCGGCCCGGACGGTGACTCTTTTCTAAGCCGACACAATTTGCAGCTATGGCACAGTACCTCACGCTCCCCAACGGAAGTCAGTTTGAAATTCGACAGGGCGAAACGCGAGAACAAGCGCTGTCCAAAGCTTTGCAACAGTACCCAGAAGCCTTTGGGTTCGGGCAAGCAGCGCCCACAGAAACGCCCGAGTCTGGGTTTGTGCCAGCGCTCAAGTCTGGCATCTCCTCGCTCAAGTCTGACGTAGCCGCGCTGGCCGGTCGTACCGGCATCATGGATCAGGCTGCGGCAGAAAAGTATATCCAAGAGCAGGCGGACTACCAAAAGCGTACGTTCAAGCCCACCGCCACGTTTGGCGAAGCGCCGGTTACTAAAACCCTGGAGCTGCTTGGCGGCTCCTTTCCCTACATGGCCGCGCCCATCGCCGCTGGTGCCCTTGCACCGGCAGGCGCTCTTGCACTGGGGGCAGCAGGCGCAGCGTCAGCGGCGCAGTTCACGGGTTCCAACCTATCCCGGCAGATGGGCGAGGGCAAGGCGCTCGGTGAGACCGACATCACGGCTGCCGCCCTTGCGGCTGTTCCCCAGGCTGCGCTCGATGCGCTCAGTCTCAAGATGCTGCCCGGTATTCGCAGTATTTTTGGCCAAGCAGGCAAGGAAATTTCCAAAGACGTTGCCCAGGCAATTGCCCAGCAGAGCGTCAAAGAAGTTGCCAAGGACTACGCGGTTGCCACCGGCAAGGCAATGGGCACTGAGGGTTTGACCGAGGTCGGGCAGCAGGCGCTTGAGCGTTTGCAAGCCAGTTTGTCGTTGACCGACGAGAAGGCTCGGGACGAATACCTTGAGAGCCTGATCGGCGGCGCGGTGTTGGGCGGCGTGCTGTCCCCTGCCGGTCGCTACGTCGAGCGTGGTCGCCAAGCCAAGAAGGAAGAGGCAGACACCCTTGCTGCGGCAATGAAGCAGCGCGAGGCTGACGCCAAGCAGCGCGAAGCAGCACTGACTTCCCCCGAGGGGCGGCTTGCGTTTGTTGAGGACTACGAGGCTCGGCAGGCCCGGTTCCAAGAACTCAAAGACATAGCCAAGCCCGGCAAGGACGCCACGCCGCTGCAGCAGGCCGAGTACACCGAGATCAAGAAGGAAAAGAATGACCTGGGCAGGAGCCTGTACCGCGACAGCGCCGAGTACAAAAAGGCGGTGCCCATAGCCCAGCAGCTCAGAGAGCAGCGCCGCGTCGATGCGATGACGCCCCAAGAGTATCAAATGGAGCAGCTCGGGCTTGCCCCAGGACTTGCCGCCCCGCCAGCAGCACCGACACCGCCCTCGGCAACGGACGAGCTGTTCAGCTTGTACACCCAGGGTGCGCCTGCTACTACTGCGCCCAAAGCTGAACCTGTTTCACCCGTCAATCAGTACGTAGCGCAGCAACTTAATCTGGCCAGCCAAAGTTCGTACCTTAAACCGGAGGCGGCTGACTACGCTGCGTACCTGTTGCAAAACCCCGAGATGGCTGCGCAGATAACAACGGAGACGCCCATGCCGGGGCTAGCCCGTGCCGAGCGCAACGCCGTTGCTGGCATGGTTAAGCTGCAACTTCAAACGCAAGCGAAGGAGGCGCTGCAGCCTCGCGTTGAAGACTTGGCCGGGCAAGTACCCAAGAAGGCTGTTGGCAAGCGCAAAGCCCCTGATTACGAGGCGTACCTGCAAGACTTGGAGGCCATCGACTTTGATCGCCGCGAGGGCCAGACAGCCGAAGACATTGCCAACATGGAGAAGCTGCAACGTCCTACCGACGTTACCGCTCAAGGCGAGATGTTTGGTCAACCTGCGCAGCAGACGGTATTGGGAGAAGCGCCAAAGACACGCCGCGAGCTGCTTGCTGATTTGCGTGTTGCGCGTGTTGCGGGCGACCGCAACGCCGCCGAAGCCATCATCAACAGCCTGCGAGCAGTAGACAAACGAGACGAAGCCGACGCAGCACGCGTTGCGGGCGGCCAGCAAAAGTTTGTTCTCAATGGTGAGCAGCGCGAAGAACTCAGTGCTCAAGGCTACAGCGAAGAGCAAATTGACGAAGTAGAAGCCAAGGCGCAAAAGTCGCTAGGCCAAGCAATCGGCGCAGGCCAGACGCCGCTGTCCACAGCCATTCAACAAGTTGCATCTGAAAGCCGTGCTGATGCGTTTTCTGAAGTCGTGGACTTGGTCAATCGCTTTAACAAGGGGGCGGCAAAGCAAGAGCAGTTAGATGCCGCTAAAGAGCGGGTTGTGTCCGGGCTGCTCACAGACATCCGGCAATCACGCCAAGAGCCGTTGACCGAGGAAGAAACGCGTGACATTACGCGCAATGCAAACGAGTTGCTGCGCGAGCTGACCGAACGCTTTGGCGACACGCGCTCGCTGTCTCAAAAGGGCAAAGACCTTTTTGTACCCGCCCAAACTCGCACAGGCGAATTTCGTACCGATGAAGTGCCCGGCACAGGCTATCCGACAGTTGAGTCTCGTGTTCCGGGTCGGCAGACTTTTAGCAGCCCATTTGCGGCGGCGCAATCTATTCGTGAAGGGCTTGAGGAGCTGCGCACCCGCGCCATCACCTCGGCGCAAGCACCAAGCTATACACGCACGTTTACGCCCCGCGAAGTCAGTGTTGATGCCGCAGAGGCGCAGCTTAGCCGTGAGTTAGCCAAAGACCCGCAGACGCACAGCCCCGAGCAGCGCCGCTTGCTGGAAGCAATTGGCGACAACGTGCGCATGATGATGCGCCCTGAGACCCGGCAGGACGTTTCAAGCTGGCTTTACGACTTGGCGCGTGATCCCGCTACTGTGCCCACAGACAAAACGCAGGCCGTACGCGATGCGTTGCAGATGGTCGAGCAAGCCAAGTTGTCGGATCAAGAGCAGCTTGGGTTGCCGTTAGGCCCGGGCAAGAAGCTGCGGCAAGAAGCGCCGCAAGTGTTGAATAAACCAACGCCCGTGCAGCCAGGGTCGTTCAGCCAAGTCAGCTTTGAGCCTGAGTACGAGGCCGCTACGCCGACCGTTTTCAACAGCTACGCAGAACTCAAGCGATACCTTGCATCAGACGCGCTGCAAGAGATGCGGTCTGCCATTGGTTTGGCGCGGCCAACAATAGATCGACTTGAGCAGCGGGTCAAACCGTTTGCGTTTCGTGTAGCGCTGTACCTGTCAAAGCTTGACGCACTCAAAGCCCGAGTTGTTGCGCTTGACAAGCGTGTGCAGGACATGCACGTTACTAAGCGCGAGGAACTTGAAACGCTCAAGAAAATGTCTGCGGCGGATGCGGCGGCAGAGACCCGTGCGCTCAATGAAGCGCAGCGCAATCTTCAAGAGCTGCGCAAACGTATGGCGGAGTTGGAAGCGCCGCTGCGCAAAGAATTGGAGCCGTTGCTCAAAGAATTTGACACAGCGCAAAAGCAGTTTGATAAAGCAGTTGCAGCAGAAGAAGCGTTGACGGCAGCAATGCTCAGCAACAACCAACTGTTTGGAGATCGTGAGCTTTTCGCAATCCAGAAGCTGCACAACGTGCAGCAACGGATGAAGAACGCTCGCAGCAAACTGCACAAAGAGTTTCAAGAAGATTTTGGCAACGATCCCCGCAACCTTGCGCGGACGATGCGGGAGTTTAAAGAAAGCGGGAAACAAGGCGCGTTTAACGAGCAGCTTGCAAAAGCGCACAAAGAGTTGTACGACGTATTTTTTGATACGCGCAAAGACGACGTTGCCATACAACAGTACTTGAAAACAGCCGCCAAACTGGACGCGCAGATTCAAGAGCAGGCGGGCAAGATTGACGCGCTGGGGGAGAAGCTACTTAACGCAGGTGTTGCACTTGAGGAAGCGCGTAGCAGCCAACTGGAAGCTGCGGAAAACCGCGACGAAATTCTTGATGCACGGCAACAGTCGCAAGAAGCGCAGCAGATACTCAGGGAGCTGGAAGCCAAACAACAAGCGCGTCTGGACGCGCTTGAAAAGCTGGAAGTAGAGCTTGGCCTTACACGCACGGAGATTCCGCATCGCGTTAGCGAAACGACAACCGTGGCTGAAGTGCTGCGGGCATCGACCGCGTCAGAGAAAGCGCTTATACGGCAACGCAACGAAGCCGAAGCCAAACTTAACGAGGCGGCCGCCCCGGTAAAAGCGCTTTTCGCGTTTGACCGTCAGCGCACGGAAACACGTACCAAAAAACCCGAGACCGCTGCGCAAACCCAGGAACGGGATGCTCAGCGGCAACGCCTGCTTGAAGCAATCGGGCGTGATCCGGCCAGCTTTGATGGCGAGCGCGTCTCGTTTGAAAAACGCCGGGGATTGATAGAAGAACTTGGTACGGCAGAAGAAACGCGTGGAGAACTTGAAGCGCTGATTGCTGCGGCAGATGAAGCCGTTCCCTATTTGCAACAGCAGATTGCGGAAGCCGAGAAAGCGCTCAAGAGCATCGACAAAGAAATTGCGCAAGTAGAAGCGGCCAACAAGAAACGTCCGCGTAGCTTCCAAGCCAAACTGGAACAGCAGTCGGCAATGGTGGCGCTGGGGCCACTGCGCGAGGTGCGGGATCGACTGGCTAAGAGTTTGCAGCCGTACCCACCAAACAGCCGCCCGAAAGACCGTACGGTTCGCAGTCTGGTCGAAGACTTGGCCGCACACGAGCGTGAGAAAGCCACAGCGCAAAGCAACTTGGCCACGCTTGAAGAACGCAAAGCTGATTTGGAAGCGCTGTTTTCTGACGACCCAGAAGTGCAGAAGGCGCGTACGCAAGCCATTGACAAGCGCATTGCCAAGGTCGAGAAAAACATTGAGAACCAAAAAGCTTCGCTCAAAGAAAAGGGGATCAAAGCGAGCACGCTCGACTCAAGGAAGCGCGAGCTGCGTAAGTCCTTTAAAGAACTGCAACGCCTTATGGCGCAGCGTTCGGCCAAGTTTGGTATCACCCGCAAAGCACTGGCAGATGTTGGCAGGCCCGAGACCGCTGCGGCGGAAGAAGGCGAGCGCTTGGGCGCTCGCAAAGTGGGCCCTATTGTCAGGCCCGTACGCACCGCAGGCAACATACGCACAGGTGTGGCGGAGACTACCGAAGAGCGCAAGCTCAGCACACGCTCCAAAATAACTCAGGGCGGTAAGACGAAGACGGAAACGTCCAAGCAGGCTCAAGCCGCTGGCAATGTCGCTGCTGAAGCGCGTGCAGCTCAGCAGCCAGAAAAAACTGCAACGCAGTTGGCAGTAGAAGAGCTGCAACAGCAGCAGCAAATACTGGCGGCTAAAGAGCGCCTTGAAACAAGTATCAGGGTGCAGCTTGCTGACCTTGACATCCGGCTCAATGCGCTGCGGCGCAGCCAACGCCCCAACGTGCTTTTGATTCGTGATTTGGAAGCACAGAAAAGTGTGTTGCAGCGCGATTTGGTTGCCGCACGTATGGATGTGGAGCGCGAAGGTGCGTTGGCGGCAGAAGCTCAAAATATTGTTGACACCCAGTCCACGGTTGGCGGAATTTTAAGTGCGAGCTTCCCCGACGCTGCTGCGCAAACGCCCGAAGAAACCGTGCCCGACGACACCGCAGAGGCGTTGCAGACCGGGCTCAAGTCTCTAAGCAAAGACGAAGTTAAAACACTTGAAACTGCGTACGGCGCTAAAAAGCGCACGGACACTTTCTTGTCCAAGCTGCAAAAAGACGTTGTTGATATGGTCAACAACGGCGGTAAAGCCGTGGCCAAGGGCATCCGCAACATCATCAAAAAGCTGTCAGAAGGTGTGCTTGCAGTAGCGATGATTTTCAACCCGCAGTTCAACGCTACTAACTTTAGCTTTGATCTGCCCAAGGCGTACAGCCAAACTATCACCGAGAAGGTCAGCATAAAGGCGCAGGTGCCCGCATCTGCGCGGGAGCAGATGAGCCCGCTGGCACAAATGGTCTACGAGAACATGGCCCCCACCGCCAAGGCGTCCGGCAAAGGCTTTGGTATTGTGGACAAGGTCAACGGCTCAATCCACTTCTTTAACAACGACGGTAGTGTGTTGGTGCAAGGCCCCGCGCTTATGGGCAAAGATGTGGGCGATGTATTGGGCAAGTCGTCGCTTGAGGGCGGCCCCAAGATCACCCCTGCCGGACGCTTTACGTTGGAAGTCTCTAAGGATGATTTCTACGGCACTTCGTTCAATTTGCTTGAGACGTTTGACAGCACGGGGTACGTTGCCATACATCCGGTGTATCTAGGCAACCTGAAAGAAAATCGGCTTGGGCGGCTGCAATCGCCAGAAGCTACGGACAACCGCGTCAGCTACGGCTGCATCAACACCACAAAAGAAATGTTTGTGGACAAGTTGGCCCCCAATGCCGACGCGCTAAATGGTGGCATGCTGTTTGTGTTGCCCGATGCAACTGAGCGTACTGCGGAAATGTTCCCGGAAAAAGTTGAGACGGTGACCAAGACCATCTCCGGCACCGAGCAAACTGCCAAGGCCGAAAGTCGCTCGATTGTTGGACGGGAAGAAAAGCTGTTCGAAGGCAAGACGCTGTTCCAAGTTGCGACGGAGATCAACAACTCACCACGCGTTGAAGTTGATCCGCAAAAGAGCGCCGCTACGCTGATGGCCAGCATTGCCGCTACTTCTAAGACCCCCCTGAACAGGGTGGTGGCGGAGCGGCTCAAAGGTCTGCTTGGCGTGACCGAAGTTCGGATTGCCAAAGATTTGCGCAACGACCAAGGCGGCGCTGTGTACGGCTCCGCTGCGATTGATGGTTCGCGTATTACGCTTGATGCTGACAGCGGCCTGAACGAGCAGACCATTCTTCACGAGGGCGTTCACGCGGCAATCGAAAGGGTGTTGCGTGCGCCTGAAAACATCATCACACCAAACCAGCGCAAGGCAAAACGCGAACTAGAAGCGCTGTACAAAGCGTACGCTGCCGACGCTGCTGCGCCAAACGACAACGCCAAAGAAAGCATAAGCGAGTTTGTAGCTGATGCCCTGTCTGACCCCGCAGTTCAACTGTACATGCAGGGCAAGAAGTGGACGCTCAAGCACATGTGGGAGTCGTTTAAAAACAGCATACTCAGCATGCTGGGGATTGAAACCCCTTCTACCATGCTGGAAGCTACCTTGGCGGCAGCAGACAGGTTGATGCTGACGGTGCCGCGTCCGACAGCCAGGACTACAGAAAGCCTGTCTAGGAAAAAACCGAAGTACGCTTCGCCTGAGTGGGCCAGTGCCGGGGAGGACATCGGCAAAGTTGTGGCGCGGCAGCGCACCTGGGGTGACAAGATCAAGGCCAACGCCACTGGGCTGGCCTTTGAGACCCAGCTTGTGGATCGCTTTGCTGCGTTTGAACGGTTGCGCAAGTACATGCCCGAGCAGATGGGCACCCAGATGATGTACTACCTGCGCATGTACGACCAGCGCATGAACTTTGTCTCGCAGGCTGTGAGCAACGGCGCTCTGCGGTTGGCTGAAAAGACACGCCCTGACGGCAAGACCGAGTACCTCATTGAGAGCAAAGAGGGGGCCAACATCGGCAATGTTGTGCAGATTCTGCGCGATGCGCAGCCGTTTGTCGGAAACGCCGAGGCTGTGAACCAAGCCTTTACGACCTACCTTGCCGCGCTGCGTGCCGACCGTGTGGGGCTGGCCAAGCTCAACTTTGGCGGCAGCGTCACGCAAGAGATGCTGGACCGCACTATGCGGATGGTCAACGGCAACGACAAGCTCAAGGATGTCTTTGAGAAAGCCCGCCGCGAGTACAACGCATACAACCGCGATCAGATCGCAATGGTTGCCGCCACGGGCGCTATCTCCAAAGAGACGGAAGCAGCGCTAACTCGCACCGAGGACTACATCCCGTTCTACCGTGCGCAAAACGGTGTCGTGGAGCTGCTCATTGGCGGCGAAGCGCCCATGCGTATTGGCAGCATTGCTGACCAGCCGTACCTGCAAGAGCTTGTTGGCGGCGACCAACCAATCTTGGACTTCATGACCAGCTCAGTGCAAAACACCAACATGCTGGTGGATATGGCGCTGCGCAATCTGGCGACCAAGAACGCTGTGTTTGAGCTGGTTAACCTGGGCGCTGCCAAGATCGTGGCTGGCAAACCGGCTGGCCGGGATGTGGTGCAGTTCAAGGTGGACGGCCAGGACCGCTACGCTGTGATCTCGTCGGAGAAGGTCACCATTGGCGGCAAGACGTTTGAGACGGGCGTGCCCGCTGACATCTTGGTCAAGGGCATGGAGGGCATCCCTACGCAGATGCCGTTCCTGTTCCGCGCTATGGCGATGCCTGCGCAGCTTCTGCGCAAGGCCGTGACGCTCAGCCCCCTGTACATGGCCAAGCAGTTGTTCCGCGACTCACTGGCCGCTCCGATTACCTCCGGTGCCAACTTTACACCCGTCATGGGGGCGCTGCGGCAGATCGGCAAAGAGTCTGGCAAAGCGCTGGAGACACGCGGCATTACTGGTGGGCAGTACATGACCGGCAGTGCCGACGACATCACCAAGATTTTGCGTGACATATCGGATGGCAAGCCGGGCTGGATGTCGGCACTGAGCAAGGCCGAGGCTATCGGTATGAAGGCTGACGCTCTGACGCGCCGGGCACAGTACAACAGCTACATTGAGCAGGGCATGTCGGAGATGGAGGCCACGCTCATGGCGCTGGAGTCCATGAACTTTAACAAGCGCGGTGCCAGCCCCAGCATCCACGTAGCCAACGCACTGATCCCGTTCTTCAACGCCCAGATACAGGGCTTGAACGTGCTGTACAAGGCGATGAGCGGCAAGATGCCGTTCAACGACAAGCTCAAGATTCAGCAAAAACTCTTGATGCGTGGCGGCATGATGGCGGCAGCATCGCTGCTCTACGCCGCGCTGATGGACGATGATGAGGCTTACAAGAACGCTACGCCGGACCAGAAGTACGGCAACTGGTTTGTGCGCGTGCCCGGTGTTGACCAGCCGATCCGCGTGCCGGTGCCGTTTGAGATTGGCTACATCTTCAAGGCGCTGCCCGAGGCGCTGTACAACAGCATGACCGACAAGCACGGCAACGAAGATGCGGTCAAGGCGTTCAAGCAAATACTGCTGCAAAGCGTTCCTGGCGGCTCCAGCTACGGCATACCGCAGATCATGAAGCCTGCCATCGAGGCGGGCCTGGGCAAGTCGTTCTACACCGGGCGTGACATCCTGTCTGCGCGTGAGAAAGAGCTGCTGCCTGAAGATCAGTTCCGCGCCAACACCGCCGAGATTTCCAAGGTGGTGGGCAAGGCGATGGGCGTATCCCCCATCGTCATGGAGAACCTGGTGCGCGGCTACACCGGCACGATGGGCTTGGCGTTCCTGCACGCACTGAGCCTGGGCGCTCCCAAGTCGGAGTCCCCCGAAGCTGCGGTCAAGCGCCTGTCTGACTACCCGATCATTGGCGGCTCGTTCCAGCCCAACGATGCCGGGGGCATAACCAACGCTGTGTACGAGCGCTTCAACGAAGACATCAAGGTGCGCAACAGCTACAAGAAGATGGTCGAAGAGGGCCGGTCAGCCGAAGCCAAGGAGCTGCTCCAGCGCCGGGGCAACGAGATCATGGAGGCCGAGATTGCCGATGTGTTCAAGCAGAACATGAACAAGCTCACCCAGGCCGAGCGAGCGATTGCGGCGTCCAGCCTAACCCCCGATCAAAAGCGCAAGCAGCTTGACGAGCTGCGCAAACTCAAGACGGCCATCTCCCAGACGATGCGCGAGACCGCCGACAAGACGGTCAAGCTGTCATCCCCCCTTTGATGTAGCGCGGTAGAACCACACGCCAATCTTGCCGTCCTTGATGCGGACGCTGGCTTGAGCGTCGAAGACACGGCAGCGCAGGGCTTCCTTGAGCCCTGCTTGCCGCACTTCTTCTGTGTTCAGGCACGGGATGAAGAACCCGTGCTTGCGGTCAACCGACCGCCACGGGAACAAGCGGCTGTAGGATGGCATCTTCTATGTCGTCTGCGCGTCTGGTGATCTTGACGGCATTGACCCGCATGGGCGGGCCGTCCGTCTTGGCCATCATGTCCTTGCGCTGCATGAAGTTGGTAATGAACAGCTTGGATATCTGCTCGCGGAAGGTGTTGTAGCTAAAGCTCATGGCCGAGCAGTACGACCGCAGCAATCGCTCTTCGATGTAGAAGTCCACACCGCCACCACCGACGCCGTGCTCGACCCGGCCCATAACCTCCGAGCGCGTGGTGTTCTTGCCAACGATAGAGCCGTCGCTGAACACCGCCGACACGCCGGCCTTCTCGCCAAACTTGACCACCACGAACTTGCCCTGGAACTCCTGAATGTAGGCGTTGAGCACATCCTCGGCGGTGCGCTTGCCACTGGCGATGCTTTGGCGCTGGCTCTCAAATGTGTCTCTGAGCACGTTGATGATCTCCTGCATGGGAATCTCGGCCAGCCCCGTGTGCTGGCTATTGCACAGGATGCCAGCGGCAACGATGATCCCAGCCCCCGCCATCCAGAAGCGCTCATCGTTGGGGGCGTTGAACTCCTTGTACATCTGCGCCACGGTCTGCGGCACGAGCTTCTTGAGGTAGTCCACGTTGTTCACAAAGTACCGCGCCAGCACATCGCCTGCCAAGCCGTAGTTGCCCTGCAAGGACTTGATGATCTCGATCTCCTGCGCATCCCAGTCCAGCTTCTCGTCCATCGACATCTCGATCAGGCGGCGCAGCTCGCCCTCAGATGAGTGCTGGCGCACGCTTGTCAGGTAGTCCACCGCTGGCCGGTTCGATGACATCAGCGCCAGGGCTGCCCAGATCGACAGGTTCAACCGCTCGCGGTTGGTGCCAGACTCCATCCTCTCTTTGCCGCGACCCTCGGACATACTGAAGAGGAAGGCAGGGAACCACTCAAAGTCGTTGCGGTTGTTGGTGGTGATCTCGTCGGTGACAAGCGGCAAGCTGCGCAGGTGCCCCAGGCGCTGCTGCATGGCCACGGCAGATGTGCCAGAGCCTGTGCGGTAGTGGATCGGGTGGCCCCAGACAGAGGCGGCGGTGTCGAGCGCCAGGGACTTGCCAGTACCCGACTCAGCCGAGGCGCAGTGGACGGTGAGACCGAAGAGGCCCGTAAAGCGCATGAGGGGCGACGCCACGCCTGCCAGGAAGATCGTCAGGTGCTTCCACAGCTTGCGGCGCACCATCATGTTGATGACCGCCTGCCACGCCTCCAGCGTCCCGGCAGGTTTGGTGTTGTTGACGATGTTCTCCAGCCCCGCCATAGGCACAAAGATGGGCTCGGCACCGGCCTTGTAGATGGAGCTGTTGAAGACGAAGCTGTCGTCGTCTTGCCAGCCGTACGCTGACGGGATGCGGATGGGGGATTTTTCGGTGCTCATTTTCTCAACGCTTGCGCGTACGTACTCGTACAGGTTCTTGTCATTGCCCGAGCCGAACGCGGCCAGGATGTTCTGGGTGGCCAGATGCTTGAGCGCATCGTCTCTGGCAGCCATGCTTTTTTGCGGCAGCAGGACTTCTTGAATCTGGTCTTTGCGCACAGCCAGCAGGTGCACCTCGTGGGTGCCGTTGTTGTTCAGGATGTCCACGGGGAATAGGTCGTAGGGCAGCAGCATGTGCTGGCGCTTGATGGTGTTGCCGTCGCCGTCTTCCTCTTCCTTCTCGATGAACACGCCGCCGTACCGGCCAAACGCATAGCCCCGAGGTGGCTCTGGGCGGTAAATCTTCTGCGGTGGTGCATCTTCTACAGGCACCTCAAGCTCGACGGCCTCGGTCACCGCGTTGATCTTGCGGCCCCAGCCCAGCGGGTTGGTGATCTTGCCCCTGTGCGGGCACTTGGTACACACGCCGGGGTTGGCATCGTTCATGGCCTCGCACGAGTACGGCCCTTTGATCTCGTGCAGCTTCCTGTACATCCGGTCGTGATCGTACGGGTGCATGTCGCTCAGCCAGATGCCAGCCTTGTCGCCGTCTATGCAGACCTTGGTCCAGCTCAGCAGCCCACGCCACAGCGGCTCCATGCCGTCCTCGGACGCGTTCTCGATGTAGTGCGCAATCTGACCGCAGCCGGTGCCGTCCTTGGTCTTGAGCAGGATTTTTTTGAAGCGCGTGATGCTGTTGCCGATGATGGCCTGCGCAGTGGGCGAAAGAGAAGAGACACTGGTTGGTCTCTGCCCTGGCAGGGCAAGGGAGGTAGTCCTCTGAACTACTACGTCTTTGTTAAAGCCTTCAGCCGTCAAGATAGCATCGAGGTCGTCCACGGCAAAGCGGTTGCCCTCAGAGATGAAGCGCACCTTGGTGACCTCACGTACGCGCTTGCCGTTCTTGACCCCGGTATTGATCGTGTCGAACACGCGCAAGACCCTGGACGCATCGCCGGTCACAGCGTTGTCGATCTTCAGCTCGTGCTTGTGGCACAGCTCCTTGAACCGCTTGGCCAGGGGGAACCAGTCCTCCTTGAACAGCATCTCATTGAGCGGCCAGTACGCGTGTATGCCGCCGCCTGAGTGCACAAGCCAGGGGTCACCCAGGCCAGACAGCCCTGTGTCCTCACAGAACTTTTGCAGTGCAGCCGCCGCAGCCTTGGCGCTGGGGTACGACTTCGGTTTGATGACGCCATCGGCGTCGGGGATGTCTTTGGTGTGGTTGCAGTCCAGATCAACGGCCAGCACTTGGCTGGCGTGCATGTTGTCCTTGGTGCGGTCTTTGTTGGTGCCGAACGTGGCCAGCGCGAAATATGTGTCGTAACCCTTCTTGGCCCACTTCTCAACCGTGGGCATGATCTCTTCCAGCGTCTCCCCGAAAACGTGTTCTTTCTTGTTTGTAAGCTCTGCCGCGCAGTAATACCCATTACCCGGCGACGGCAGAACCTCCGCTAGAAACTCAAGCGGTGTCATAAGGCTCCTTGGCGCTGGGGGTTAGTGTGTCAGTTGGGCTTTGAGTTCGGCGTTCTCGTCGATCAGTTGGGCAATGCGCATGCACAGCTCCTGCACAAGCTCGTCGTTCTTCTCCATGTACGCATGGCGCAGGAGTTCCTCATTGGTCATGTTGGCAAGTTGTACTCGTGACATATTCTTCTCCATGCCTCATCGGCTGTGCGTGAGGACTTCATGATTATTAGTAGCAGCTCCACGCGATTTTGATACGCAACGAAAACGTCTTTACCCATGAACCAATTATATACGGTCTGCCGGGTGACGCCAAGGGCTTGCGCAATCTTGGTCACTGGAAAGTCGAGGTGGACAGCCCATCGCCCAAGCTGATTGCCTGGGGTCTTGGGCGCTGATAGAACAGCGTCGATTGTTTTTTGAGAGTAGGACATTGTTGTATTGGGTGGGGGTACTCGCTGCGTCTGCGGCTATAGCTGGCTATACGGCTGCTTCTTTATCCAGCTAAGTGAGCATCCTTGCGGTCTGGCCGACCCGCCGCAGCATCCGCTTTCCCCCCGAACTCCTTACTCGTCGTCCCAGTCGCTGACGATGTCAGCGAGCTTGGACTTCTTGGCGGGTACCGCAGTCTCCTTAGAAGGAGCCTTGCGCACTTCTGGCTCGTCGTCCTCGGCTGCCGCTGGCTTGGTCTTGGGAGCCTTGGCCTTCGGTGCTGGGGCTTCCTCTTCCTCGGCTTCAGGCTCGACCTTGGGCGCGGCCTTGGCCTGCGTCGGCTTGCCGGGGATATCCATCGGCGCTGCCTTGGGCTTGACGCCATCGGCCTGGGCAACGGTCATAACCACTGCCCGCTTGGCATCGTCGCTCTCAGCCTGCCGGGTAACAACGTCGTACTCGGCGTCCTCCAGCCAGCGCACGGGCGTGAAGAACAGCTTGGGGCTCTCGGCCTTGGTGTCGAACTTCATGCGGGTGACGATCTGCTCGGGGTTGACCGGAGGCGTCTGCGCAGCCAGGAACCGTGCATAGGCTTGCAGCGGGCGCTTGTCGCCATCTTCCTTGCCGAAGATTGAGGTCGCGGGCAGCGTAAGCTGCAGCACATCGCCGTCGGGGTTGTTGGCCAGCACCACAGCCAAGCGCTGTTGGAAGCGGCAGGCGCGGCTGTTGCCGTTGCCAGACCCTGCTTCGTTCTGGGGGCAGCCCATGCAGGTCTTGTTCTGCGGCTCCTTGAGGGAGGCGTCGGGCTTCTCGCCGTCATTGCTCCAGCAGTCCGGGCCTGCGATCTTGTCTGGGTCGTACGCACCTGCGTAGAAGATGCGGCTGACTTTGGGCGCTGCCTTGACGACAACCACATCGAGGTGACGGTCATCAATGGATGCGATCTCCTTGCCACCAGAGACAAGGCGGAACACACCGCCCTTGATGGAGATGCGCTTGGTCGAGGCACCAGCACTGCCGCCCGTCAGGGCTTTGGCAGTTTCAGACAGCTCGTTGTTGCGAGCGAAGGCGGGGACATTGGATGCGTTAAAAAGCGTGATGTTGCTCATGGTTAACTCACTTGGACTTGGTTACACGAATTTCGAACTCGGTGTGCGAGTTCAGACCTGGGGGTACGACCCCTGGGTTCTCTTCCAGAAAGGTCGCCATGTTCGACTGGGCGATGCGCTTTTCCAGCAGGTCAACGACTTGGTGGTCAAGAATGAACTTCTTGAACGAGTCCCAGTCCTGCGTGTTGTAGCGCGTCTTGGTCGAGAGGGAGACCGTCCCGTAGGAGGTGTTGACAGACTTCAGGCCGAGCGCCTTCATCTTGTCTTTGATGGCAAAGCGCACCTCGTCTTGCTGAGCCTTGAGCTGCTCCACCGCAGTGTCGTACTCTTTGGTCAGCGCGTCGATGCGCGACTTGATCTTGGTATGTATCTTCACGAGGAGGTCGATTGGGACCACCTCATCTTCAGTTTCCGTCATGTGCTTTCTCCTGTTGTTTTGTCAAGCGTTGGACAGTTTACACGGGTTTTTGGCTTTTGCAAGTGCCTCCTTTCATGTCTTTGGTGCGTGGGTGTGTAGGCGCTTTTCTGCGGCTTTGCGTGCCGTTACTGCTTGTTGCACACTGCTAAAAAACCCAACAAGGATTACTCTGTTCTCGTGCTGTATGCGCACGCGCCACATGTTTCTGCGGGCGTACCAGCCCACACCTTTGTGCCCACTGGCGTTGTTTCTGTACACCTGTTTGTTTTGGTTACTTTGTCCGTCTGATACCACGCGTAAGTTGGCAAGACGGTTGTTTGACGGGTTCCTGTCTTTGTGGTCGATCAGCCCCGCAGGATCAACGCCGTAAGCGTACGCCCAGGCAAGCCTGTGTGCTTTGTAGCTCTTGCCATGCAACCCGATGTACACGTAGCCAGACTTATGTAGCCAGCCTGCACGGTCCCCGGCGCGTACAGTGCCCTTACTAATGCGCCACGTAAATAACCCGCTGTTGGGGTCGTAGTCAAGTAGCGTGTGCAGCGCTGACTGTGTCGGCAGCGATATAATTTTTCGAGTCATACGAAGCGCCTTTCGTGTTGATTAGAAGCCCTGTGCGCATTCCCGTGCCACAGGGCTTTGCCATTCTAGCTTTTGATCTCGGCCTCAAACATGGCAGTGAGCATGTCGTTGTCAGTGACGCGAGCCGTCAGTGCCTTGAACATCTTGCGCTCGATGGGCGAGCCTTGGATGTGCACCACGGTGACCTTGTCGCTGTTCTGGCCCTTGCGATCAGCCCGAGCGATGCATTGTATGTACTGCTCCACGGACATCAAGGGGCCGTAGAACACCACGGTGTCAGCAGCAGTCAGGGTAATCCCGTGTGCAGTTGCCTGCGGCTGCATGATAAGCAGCCGGGGGTCGGGCTGCGTTTGAAAGCGCTGGATGATGTCGGCGCGTTTGGTTGCACTCACACCGCCGTGGATGACCTCGGCCTTCAAACCCTTTTTGGTCAGGTGCGTGTGGATGGCGTCGATGGTTGAGCGAAACATCGCAAAGACGATGACCTTGCGATTCGTCTCCTCCAAAATCTCCTCCAGCACGCCCAGGCGCGGGGCAGCATCGAACTCAACAACTTCCTTGGAGTCTGTGTAGGCCGCGCCGCACGAAATCTGCAGCAACTTGCTCACACCAGCAGCGGCGTTGACAGCGGTAATGGTCTCTCCTGCGGCGTGGGCCAGCATCTGATCTTTGAGCAAGTTGTAGTACTTGGTCTGCTGCGGCGTGAGCGGCACCTCGCGCACCATCGTCATGACCGGCGGCAGGTCCAGGCACTGCTCCTTGGTGAACCTGATCGCGGGCTGCAGCGCGTTGAACACATCGTCCTTGGCTGTGGCCTTGGGTGCCCACTTGAACATGGTCACCTTGTACATGACCTGATCGCGCCACGCTGTTTGGAACTGCGGCACCCCCTGCGGGTTGACCAGCTTGGCCAGCCCGTACGCATCAGCAGGCGACTGCGATGCGGGTGTCCCCGTCATCATCCACAGGTACGTGTCGGGCTTGATGATGGACTTGAGCGTCTTCCACCGCTTGGTGGTCATGGTCTTGTATGCGTTGGCCTCATCGACGATGACAAGGTCGAACCTGCCGTCTGCGTTGATCTCATCTGCGATCAGGTTAAGCCCGTCGTAGTTGCAGATCACAAACTCGTAGTCCGACTGAACCATCTCGATGCGCCGAGCAGCCTGGGGGTGGTGCGCGACAATGGCCGAGCGATGGATGATTGAGTTGTTGAGGTCGCTCATCCACGCTGCATGCATGATCGACAGCGGGCACAGGATCAAAGCGCGGCGCACAAGACCACGGCTCATCAGGTAGTCCGCTGCCCACAGCGCTGACAGTGTTTTGCCCGTGCCGGGATCGTTGAACACAAACGCCTTGCGGTGGACCGTCAGGAACGAGGCAGTATCGACTTGGTGCGCCATAGGCTTGTAGCGCCCTGGCCAGTTGTAGCGGCGCGTGATGGGCGAGGGCACATCTTTGACGCCCAGGTTGCGCAGCACCCGCACCTCTTCAAGCCCCCAGTACACCGCGACCTTGTACGTGTCGCCCTCTCGGGCAAGAATCTTGTGCTTGGGGATTAAGTTGTATCTCTGCGGGTTGCGCGTTCGAAAGACAAGCGCCTTGTCCTCTACTATCTCCATCTGCTTTCTCCTTGTGTTTTTAAAACCGCTCGTTGAAGAACTCGTTGACCGCGTCTTCAAACTCCTTGAGGCTGAACCTGCCGCCTTCGCCGTCGCTGGGCCCGCTGCTGCGCATGATGATTAACTCATCGCCAGAGCGGCACAGTTGAAAGCTGTCGAGGAACAAGACGCTGGGCGCTTGCCTTCGCGCCTCGTTCCACACAAACACGGCGTTGTTCATGCCGATGAGCTTTTGCTCTGCGGCAGACAGCTTGGCCCACCAGTCGTCAAACGATCCAATCACTTGTTGTCTCCTTGGTTGGCGCTCTTGCTGCGCAGCCGCAGGTTGCCCGGCGATGTCTTGCCGCCCTTGCGAAGCGGCACCTTGTGGTCGATGTCTTTGCCTGCGCGGTCGATGCCCTTCTTGTCGTAGAGCCTGCGAGCTTTCTGCCGCTCCAGTTGGTCTTCGGTCTCGCCAGTTTTCTTTTGCAGTTTGTAGGCGTGCTTGTAATCACGCTTGCCGTTTACTTGCGTCATGGTCACCCTCTCTTTCGGTTATGTTCACACGTTGCCACAGGACACCAGCCGCAAAGCGGTGTCGGTTTGGGGTTCCACACCCCGCTTGAATGCGCCTGCTCGATGCGGGCTACACGCTGGCGGTAGTCCCACCAGTACTCCTCGGTCTCGCCCACCATGAAGCTGGCCTTGGCGATGTCTTCCTTGACCACGAACAGCAGCGCCCCAGAGACGCGCCGGATGTGGGGGAAGTGGGCGAACACCATCAGCGCCATGAGCTTGAGCTGCTCGCGGTCTGGGTACTTGTTGTTGCCCGACTTGTAGTCCACCACCTTGGCCGTGAGGTTCTCGTCGTCGATGATGAGCAGGTCGGCAATGCCGCGCACCCATACATCTTTGGCCATGAACCCGCACGGCTTCAGATCGGTGGTCACGCCCATCTGATACTCGCACAGCTTCCTGCCCGGCTTGTCCTTGAGCGCGTCAAGGGTAGCCTGCAAGAACGAGAACTGCGGCGGCAGGGGCGTGCCGTCCTTGATGTGCAACTCAGCCGCCGTGTGCAGCTCCTTGCCGTAGATCGTTGCGTCGGTGTCCTTGAACGGGTAGTTCTTGAGCACCTTGACCTCGTGGTACCGGCGGGGGCAGCCCTCGTAGTCCTTGAGGGAGCTGTGCGACCAAGTTACTGCTTTCATCAAAACCTCGCTGTGCGTATTGCTCGGGCCAGTCGGCGGGCAAAGTCCTCGACGAAACTCTCGCGGTTGTTCAGGACATGCTCGCCCATCTCGTGCAAGATGGCGTGCGTCAGCTCGTGCCAGAAGGTCTCCTCCAGCGCCGTCAGCTTGAACGGTATGCCGTGATGCGTGCGCCGTGCAAGCTCGATCTTCTGCGTGTCGTATGTCACACGCCCGATCTCACTCTTTCTGCGCATCGACTCCACGATGTCAACGCTGTACCACTTGCTGCCCACCTGTATCTTCTTGGGCAGTACCAGTTGCTTCATGCTTTCTCCTTAGTTCTTAGCTAACCCATACCTACGGTGAGCACCACCGTCAGCGGCCAGGGGAATCCCCGGCATGTACTTGGGCACAACGGTCATCTGCGCCAAGACCCAAGTCTTAGCGTCTGCAGCCTCCTCGTCGGGCACCACCACAATCTGCTCGTCATGCACTGTGCCTGCCACGAAGTACTTCTTCGAAGTACGTAGCATGCCGTCGGTCATCACGATCCTTGCCAACGCCTGCGTCACATTGTTTGTGATCTTGCCAGCATAGAGCTTGGTCGCGTCCTCTCCATACACCCAGTTCTTTTGCTTGGTCACCTTGTCGGTGACTTGGCGCAGGTTCGGGTATAGAAGAGACATGCCGTTGGGTAGCACGATCTCTTCCTTGCGGAAGGTCACACATTTATACACGAACTCTTCGCCCCCCGCAAGGGCGGACACCATCAGCCTGCTGCACATATCCCAGAAGGTAACCACGGGGTATGCCGTGGCGCGGTAGATGTCGATGATCTTCTTGGCTGCCACGCAGTGGATGAGAAGCTGCTCCTCGGTGCAGGTGTGTGGAATGTCCTGCATCTTGATGACGTTGTCATCCCAGTCCATGAACCGCTGCACGTAGTCCTGCGTGGCCCCGAGCTTCTTGGCAAACGCTTTGTCGTAGCGCACGGGCGGTGCGCCCAGGAACCCCACCAGAAGCTGCGATGCGAAGCTCGCCCACCCCAGGCCATACCCACACCCCAGCAACGCGCTCTTGGCGCTCTGGCGCAGGTCTGGGTGGCTCTCCTTGGTCATGCCGGGTATGCCGAACATCTGCGCACCGAACTGTGCATACGCATCCTGGCCCGAACGGAAGATGTCCAGCAGATCGTCGTAGTCCGCCAGCCACGCCAACACACGCGGCTCAATCTGCGAGAGGTCACCCACCACCAACTGATGGCCTTCTGGGGCCATGATGGCTTTGCGCAGGAAGCTGCCGCGCTTTAAGTTCTGCATGTTGATAGCAGAGCCCTTGGCAGCGGTCCAGCGGCCCGACTTGGCACCGTAGTAGGACAGCGGCACGGGCAGCTTGCCGCGCTGGGAGATGTCCAGAAACCGCTGCGCACGGGTGCGCTCGGTGGTGGACTTGACCTTAAGCCTTGCTTCGCACAGTGCTGCCACATCCTCGTTGCTGCCGTTGAGCAGCGCTTGGAACATAGCGTCGTTCTTGGCCAGGGCCAGCGTTGGTTTGCCGGTGGTCTTGCTCACCTTCGTCGGCGCTTCCACGCCCAGGCTGCGCAGTACCTCGGCAAACTTGGGGTTCGATGCCAGCTCTGCCTCGTCGATGCCCACACGCTCCAGCAGCTTGGCCCTGTGCGCACCCTCCTCAGACAACGCCTGGATGAGCATCTTCTGGTCAAGCTCAAGCACCGGGCGGGTGTACATCTTGAGCGTCATGTCGATCAGGCGCAGCTCTGACTTGGGGTAGCCCTCAATGAGACGCTCAAAGATTTGCTCGCACAGGTATACGTCATGCTTGCAGTAGTCGGCAAGCTCCTTTTCTATCTGTGCGTCGATCTCCTCCAGGCCATCGGTGCTGTGCACCGCCCGGCCCTTCTCGGGCAGGCCGAAGTCTGCAGCCAGCTTGGCAAGTCTGTTGCCAACCTCCACGCCGCGTAGAGCACGCGCCATTGATAGGGTGTCGAAGATGAACGCGGGCCGTACCCCGTAGCGCCACTCAAGGATCGACACATCGAACTGTGCGTTATGGGCGAGCACAGCGGTCTTGCTCCAATCGTAGGTCGCCAAGATGCGCGGCAGCTCGTCGCCCCTGTACCACTGCACGGCAGTCTCGCTGCCGTACTCATGGATGCAAGCGCCAAACGCTTTGAAGCGCTTGTCGCGTATGTACTCCTCGGTGGTCAGCTTCGACAGTGTGTAGTCCGCCTTGTCCCAGCGGGTTTCAAAATCAATACTGACAATACGTTGGTATGGTGCGCTCAATTAAACATCTCCTTTGGTGGTGCGTCTTTTGTGTTTAGGTATCCCAAAAAATCATTGGCCCCTTGCAGCAACTGCGCCGCTACCATGCTGTCGCAGTTGAGCGATACATAGCTGTCGATGGATGCGTCGCTGCCCAGGACGATCACAGCGCAGTCGCTGGTGTCTTTGTCGTAGCACTTGGTGATGGCGTACAGCAGTGAGCGCAGGTGCATGCGCTCAAGATCGGACATCTTGGCAACGATGCGCTCGATCTCTTCTTCTATCTGCTTGCCGGTCATGGCAGTGTTCATGTCAACTCCTTTTGTAGTAGGTCCATGTTGGTCTCGTTGATCACAAGGGCGATGCCGCCAGCGGCGCGGATGCGCGCCAGATGCAGCTCTTGTAGTGCGGTGGGTTTGTTGCTGCCTGCCTTGGCTTCGACGGCGATGAAGCGCCCCTTGTGGCAGATCAGAAAGTCGGGCACCCCTGAGTTGCCGTAGCCTGTACCGATGGGCATGGCGTAGTACGCGCCAGCGTCATCGAGCAGCTTGCGAATTTTCTTCTTGACTTTTACTTCAGGGGTGCTCGCCATGCTGGCTCCTTGTTTGTCTGTCCCAGGCCAGCGCCAGGGTCAGTCGGTTGGGGTACTTCAGTTTCCTGATTAGCCGACCAAGATACTCCTCCACTGTCCTCTCGGTCAAGCCAGTCTTTCGTGCCACCAGATCAGTCTCCCCCAGCTCGCACAGGGCATCCAGCAGCTTGGCTTCTGGCGGCGTGACGTTAAGTTTTTTCACGTTTCTCCTTCAGCCTGTCTATTGCGTAAGCCATCACTTGCTCAAACGTCCAGCGGTTGTTCGGCTCAATCTCGTTGACTGCTGTGTAAATCTTCTCCAACAACTGCCACAGTTCATCTCTTTGGGCCATCGCACAAATAGGGCGCTGGCAGTGGAAGCTGCATGAGTGGATGTCGTTCATTACCACGCCCCCTCATCAAACTCACTTTCATTTGCCATCGCAAACTCCAGCAGTTGTTTAACCGCGCTCGGCGTGATCTTCACCGCCGCCCCCTCGCCGTCTGTGAATTTGATCCAGTCGCCGTAAACCTCAAAGTCTTTTGCGCTGTCAATCTCAGCGCCATCATCAGTAACAATCATTTCTTCTCCTTTGCTGGGCAGTCTCTGCCCTGGTTGCAGTCATAGTTGCACTCGTCACAGGCGTCAAAGTTTGCCGTCCTGGCCCACCAGATAGCGCCAGCGAACAGGCCGATGGTGATAAGGATTTCAGAAAGGTTCATTTCTCATCCCTCCATGTGCCATCCTTAAAGATGAACCGTGTAAACAGTAGGTTGCCACCCAGGTCGTAGTGTGCTGCCATGCAAGGCAGTTTGTTGAGCGCAGGTGATCGGGACTGAAGACCCACGCTGCTCTTGTACTCGTGCGGGAAGTAGTACATGGTTGAGTGGGCTTCCTTGGGTGTGTCTGGTGGTATGGTGAAGTCGTACAGATCGCGTTTCATGCCTGCCCCTTTGCTCGACGGGCCTCGATCTTCGCTTCAATTTGTGGTATTTGGCGTCCGTCAATTTCTGTTATCTCCTCACCACACTCAAAGCATCTGTAACAAATTCGCCCGTCAAACCAAAAACGGTTATAACGCGCCCAATTGTGGTTGCAATGATCTGTCATTCTTGCCCCCTTTCCCTGATTGCGTCAGCACACTCCATTGCGTTGCCACCGTTGAGCCAATGCTCACAGCATATCTTCACGCATTGCTCACGCTCGGCATTGACAGCAGCGCACCAACCCTCCCAGGCCCAGTAAGCCGGGGTGTATATGCGATACGGGTTGTCCTTCAACAACTCGTCAGAGTTCCACCAATTGTTAAATTCTTCTTTCATTCTTGCCCCCTTGCTCGGATGGCGGCGGCGAGTACTGCACCCGCATCTGCGTCGGTGTCGCTTTCAAACGCATCGCACACTTTCGCACACGCCTCGCGCTCGTCAGCACGGACAAGGTCGGCAAAGTCTTGTAATCGAATCATTGCTTCATCGTTCGTTTCTTTTAAAAAAAACGGGACAACCAAAGCCTCCCGCGCCATTGCAATAATGTCTTCTTTCATTCTTGCCCCCTTGCCCTGATTGCTTGTGGCACTCCGGTCACAGCCTGGGTGTAGAACCTAAGCATATCCTCTGCTACCTGGGCACACGCCTCGCGCTCGTCAGCAGCGACAAGAGCGGCAAAGCGTTCAAGCCGGTGCATGTCTTCGGTTCCGGGCAAGTTGTCCAATGCCACGCTCGGCCACCCCGCCTCCCGCGCCAGCTTCATGGTTTCAATAGTCATAGCTCACGCCCTCCTTCAAGGCCACCGCATCAGGGTAGTAGTGGTTAAACCTACCCCAGTATTCTTCCCGCTCATCACGGGCCTCGCACCACTGGAATAGGGAATACCACATAGGTATGTCTTGCCCACATTCAAACATGTAAAGCACATTGCTCATTTGAATCGCCACATCCATTTGAGCGCGATAAAAATCGACCAGCAGGCCCAGCATTTGTCTGTCAGTCATTGCCCCCTCGCTTTCAGCATGTCATCGGCCATCGCATAAGCTGCGTCTGCAATCTCTGGCATGGGCATCGCCGCATCCATCAGCCCCTGCATCGCCTTAGCCGCGAAGTAGTCGCGCAGGGTCATGCCTGTTCTGTGCCAGTTGTTTGCCACCAGGGGAAACGCTGGCCCTCCACCTGTATCTGTACTCATTCGATCCTCCAGCATCTAAAGGTTTTGTCGGCTACCTGACGCACGGTGAATTTCATCCCGTGTTTCAGGCCAAAGCGCATCGCTGCCACAGACACCGCCGGGCGTTTAACGTCTGGCGGCACAGCGAAGCTGTCGCCCACCTGCATCCCCGCAAAGGGGAACTTGGCGGGTATGGGGATGTTCTTTTCTACTTTCATTGCACCTCCCCAAAAAGTTTCTTCAGCTCCCTGTACACAGCAACGGCTTGCTTCACATCAAGGTTCTCCAGAATCTCATCCGTTGACCAGCCAAGCACAGGCACAAGCGGACGGGCAGGCGCTGGCGCTGGCGCTGGCGCTGGCGCTGGCGTAGGGGCCGGGGTAGTAACGAGGTGCAGCGCGGCAATGCCTTCGCTCTTGGTGTCTTTCTTCTGCTGCTTGTGCTTGCGCAGGGCCCTTATGGCGACTTGGTTGATTGGGGTGTACTCATCCATGAGCGCGTAGTACTTGTCGCCCCTAAGTTCGAGCTGGCTGGTTCTGCGCAACTGGCTGACAAGTGAAGTCACGGAGCTGGCCTTATACCCTTCTGCCACCAGTCGCTTACAGATTTCCCCTTTGGTCAGGCCGGGGTTGGCGCGTACGAAGTAGAAGGTGGCGCGTGAGACGTTGTTGGTGATGTTCAGTGGGGGGTTCTTCATGGTTTGTTTCTCCTGGGGTTGTGGTTGTGCTTCTGGTGTGGGCTCGTCGTCTTCCCACGCGTCAATGATCTGGGTCAGCGCGGCTTGTTGGTTTCTTTGGACTGCGGCTTGCAGCGCTTCTTGCAAAGAGGGCATGGCGTGTATTTCCTTTCTTGATTCAGCCAATCTTTTCTCTGTGTGCATATCCGGCAGTGGGGCACCGTAGAGAATCTTCTCAACAGTGCTTGTGGTCAGCGGCTTGACGTTGCCTGTGGGGTTGTGGTTTCGATGGGGGTGACGCTTCTTACGATACGACACGGCAGGGCTCCTTCCTTTCAATGTGCTTGGCCAACAACCACTTGTCGCCCAGGAGGCGCACCGACCTGACCCACTTGCGCTGGTTGGCGCGATTGATATCCTGCGAAACGTGAGATACGTTCCACATCTGGCGCACATGGCGCAGCATATTTACTTTCATTTTGCTTTCTCCTTTTTACAAATGTTGCCTGACAACCCGAAGGTTGTCAAGCGTTGGACACAGTTAAATTTCTGCGTATGCCTCATCGAACAGGCTGGCAAGCACGGAGCCAGCGCCGTAGGTGTGCAGCGCATCGAGGTGATCCTTGAGTACCTTGGCGTCGCGCAGCTTCTTGTAGCTGATATACCGCTTGGCAAGCTCGGGCTCCTCGGGGTGCACGGACTCACAGATCAGCTCCACAAGGTAGCCAGGGTAGCCAGCCATCGCGTCGTAGATCGCTTCCTGTACGTCGTCCTCCTCGGTCCAGCCATCGGCAAACTTGCGCTCGCCCTCGGGGAAAGAGGAGACACTGGTTGTTGCCCAGTGGTCCGCCCAGGCATCCTCCCACCTGCTCTCGACAGCCTTGGGGTCACGCGATGTAGGCAGCGCGTCCCACTTGATCTGCACCACGCGGTCAGACAGCGCCATGAAGTGGTAGATGTCAAGGCATTCTCTATCGGAGTGCTCGTGGTCATAGCCAACGCTGATGTTGGTGCACTCGGGTATGTAGCCGGTGAACTCGGCAGTGTCGGTGTACACACCTGTGTCGTCGGGCAGGTACATGAGACGGTCGTCTACGTTGAACGCATCTGAGAGCGCCTGCGCAAACTCATCGGAGCAGCAGCGGCCATAGCCCTGGTGGGTGATGACGGAGTCGATACCTCTCCTATCAAAAGCCACAGCCCTGTCAAATTGTTTAAGTAAATCTGCATGATCGTTGGCCAAGTGCTTGGCACCGATGCCGCCTACCTCCTCGCCTTGCGTAAAGATGTAGTACCCAGGCACGCTGCTGTGCAGCAGGTGCATGAGCATGGCACAGCCTGCGCCATCGTCCGCGCCGAGCGGCGCTTCCTTGGCGTACCACGTACCGTGCGCCTTGATGAACTTGTTGGGCCCATCGGCACGGTGCACAGTGTCAACGTGTGCGACAAAGAGAGTCCTGTTCGTCACCCCACGACGCGCATCAATATGCACGTTACCGACTTGATCTACTTTTATATCTAAATGCTTCGGGATGTTGTCGCACAGCCAGCTTGTGAACAGGGCAGCGCCCTCGCCATGATGTGGGCGCTTGAGTGAGAGCGCACGGCACAGGGTCTTGTAGAGCATGGATGATTTACGCATAGTGATTACTCCTGGGTGTTGGTTTCTGGTGCGTGGTCAGGGTGGTACGTGCAGCCGTCGATGAGCACATGGTCGGTGTTGTCCGAGTAGTACTTGCTGGACGCATAGCACACCCATGCGTCGTCCTCGTGCACCCAGCCCTCGTCCTCGGTCTCTACGCAGTTGCTGCCGTGGTGGTACTTCTCGTCGTACTCGCAAAAGATCATGTCCGGGTCGTCAACGTGGTACCACTCATCGTCATCGTCACACCGCACAGCGTTGTCACTGTGCGTGTAGTCACCGTTGGCAAGCTCTACGATGTTGTTGTCCTCAAGGTAGTTGTAGTCATACCAGTCACCATCGACCTCGACCGCGTCATCGTTGGGCACGTAGTACTCGTCACCCCTGCGGCCACGGACATATGTGTAGTCGTTGCTGCAGCAGTCGTTGCACACAGTGTGGTCGCCGTGATAGCCGACGCATTGGGTATCCTCCTCGTCGCAGCGCGCGCCGCAGTCCGGGCAGGTGAACCTGCCTTGCTGCTCTGCCGTGCCGTCCGTGTTACGCATCTCGTAGTCGCCGTCCTCGTCGATGTACAGCTCGTCCTTGTAGGTGAGCGTCGCATGACGCGTGTCACCGTCGAGGTACGGTGCGAGGAAGCCGTATCGGGTGGGTATGTGCGCAAGCTGCGCACTGTCATGCCAGGAGTGATGCCTGACATAACCCTGATCCTTGAGCCAGACCTCCAGCTTCTCGTCGGTGTACGAGTAGCTGCTGCCCTCTTGCCTGCCGAACGATCTGACCCAGTAGTTGACACCAGCAGGAGTGGTATTCAACAAAGCACGGCCAACGATCTCACCGCTGGGTGATACACGCACAGCCATGTGCCAGCCATACTCGGGGTCATACGCGGCGTAGGGATGCCGAAACTGCCCGTCAGAGCAGCGCACGAAGTCGCGCTGTGACCAGCACATACACGAGGTCGGGCCGTTGTTGACTGCGTGCACCATCTCATCGACTGTGCGCAGTATCTTGTACGTGTCAGTGCCGCCGATGTACTGAGCTACAGCGTCGCGGATGACATGATCGGGCAGGTCGAAGTGCCGGTTGAGATACTTGCCAACAGATGTGAGCGTCTGCCTGTTTTCCTCACCTGCACGCTCGTCACGGGTGTACGCAAGGCGTGCACGGTCAGACTGGGCAACGTGCGGCCACTCAAGCAGCAGTTGATGCCAGTTGCGCGGGCGATGGTCATCGCCAAGCAGGCGCTGCACGGATGGGTGCAGCAGGTGGCTGCCGACCTCCCGATGGAACCACGAACGGTGATAGCACACAATGCGTGCTGCCTTGAGGAACGTATGGTCATACCACTTAGTCATTTTTCTTTCTCCTAGTTGCTAGTGCCGGGCATTGGCGCTGCCCGGCTGTGCGCTCGTGAGACAGGTTGTCTCACTGATCCTTCTCTGTTACTGCCCAGCCCATGTGTTCGATTACGCCTTTGATGGCGGTATCTGGGAACGGGCCGTTGGTTATCACAACTCTGCGCTCGGACTTGAACACCTGCACTATCGTCCCCGAGCGCGGCACGATCCACACGCCGCCATCCTTGAGACCTTCGAACAGGTTGCGCGTCCACTCAACGGCACGGTTCATGCCGCCTACGGTGTTGAGGTCAAACATTGATAAGCTCCTCCGGTACGTCGATGTTGTCGCCCAGCTTGGACGACACGTAGCAGCGCATGGCTGCTATCAGGGGTGTGGGGCCTTCATACACAATAGCGTCTCGTGCGGTTTCCGCTTTCCAAATCACATCATCCCAAGGCCACACACTAATCATTTCCCGCTCAATGATCGGACCAAAGAACCGCCAATCACAGTCGGAGCCTATCTCCCACAGCTCCATTGCCCCATACTCTCGGCGTGGCGGCATCATGGCGAGGTGCGGTTCATGCGGCCAGCGTCCTTCGATCTTGTGCAGGTCGGTATACCCTTCACAGGTGGCAACTGCCCACACCAAGGTATCTCCTGTCAGTTCACTTGTCTTCATTTGCTTTCTCCTCTAGTTGATAGTCTTTCTCTTGGTCGTACGCATCGGACGCTCTGTCGGCCAGCTCATCTTCTGCTTCGTCCCATGTGTAGCCTGCATCGAGCAGGCGCTGGCGCTGTAGGTACTCACTCGTCATGGCGCGGGCAGTCGTCGCTGCTGCACAGTCCATCGGCAATCTCTTGCGCATCCTCCAAGTCCCGAGCGCAGTGTGGGCAGGTCTGCGCTGGCGCGTACCGCTCAAACAGATGCCCGAAGGCGTCGATCAGCAGCACTTGGTTTGTGCTGTCGGCACGGAAGTAGGCCAAGGCGATTGCCTCTGCGAACCCGCCGCCGTAGCGATCCATGTTGTGCGCTGCCTTGTGCAGCTCGCTCTCGCTCATGTCATTTGCTTTCATTTGCTTTCTCCTTGAAGTGGGCCTTGAACCATGCGCTGTCTACCGCCTCGCGTGCTTGCTTGAGCGCCATCGGGTCGTTGTTTCTCAGGTGCTCAACGATGGGCCACGAGTTGAGCAGCACTTGCAGTGCGTCGTAAAGTTTCTTCTCAGTCTCAGTCATTTGCTTTCTCCTTTCATTGCTTCTTCCACCATCTTGTGCGCTAGGTTCAGCGCCATGCCTGCGGCCACGAACGCGGCCACTCTTTCACCTCCAGTGAACCGCTCGCAGTACTGCATCAGCGCCTCCATGTCCTCGGGTGTTGCGAACATGTTGTTCAGTCCTATCGGGTTCTCAGTCATTTTCATTGCTCCTCTTTGTAAATGTGATTGACGTACCAGTCCTTGTCGAGACTGCCTGGGTCTTTGTCTATCTCAGCCCATGCTAGGTCTTCAGCTTCGCTGGGGGTCTCGGCCTCTACCTCGATCTCAAGGAAGGCCATGCGTTTGAACTCAACGTAGTACTTCATTTGCTTTCTCCTTTTAAATAGTTTCTACGTGGAACATGCGCTCAGTTTGGTTGTCGTAGTGCTCGACGAACGCGCACACGCAGGCGTTGCGCCACGCCCACCTCTGCATATCGCCTGTGTCCCAGTCTTTGCGCACACCCCCTGCGTAGGGCAGGCGGCGCTCAACCTTACGCATCGCACCGCGCTCAGTGCTGGCGCTGACTTTGAACCGATGCACCCACGAGTAATTGGCCTCGCCGCCATAGGTGTCCGTGACCTCTACGAAATACTCTTGCTTCATTTGCTTTCTCCTTTGGTTATGCTACTGAGCGCAGGGGTTGGGGGTTACTTCGGATAGCGGCGGCTGCAATCGTTCTTCGTGCGTTGTCGCACTTGACCTCGTGGTTATCAAAGTCGGTCTGGTAGTCCGCTATATCCCGGTTAAAGGCCAGCGAGTGCGCGGCCAGCGCCTCTTTGAACTCAACTTCAGCCTTTTCTACGTCATCGGGGTGTTGGTCAAGGTCACAAACCATGCAGGTCTTGTACCAATCCAGCCCCGCAACACGCTCCAGCGACTTCTCAAAAGGCGTCAATGTGGCTTTGAATTCTTTCCATGCGATTTCGGTGTCCATTTTCATCCTCTCCAGTAGTTGTCGAGCAGGCGCAGTGCTTCTGCCACGGTTGACGCTGCTTTGTCGAGCTGGT